CTCGTGATATTTTATGTCGAATGTCTTTTCTTATATTAGTTAGCTTCTCACAAATATTTGCGTGTTTGGCTTTCGCACGGTAATATCCTTTTGATTGCTCACTTATTTTCTTTTCGCTATTATATCTTCGACTCATCATTTTTTGATATACTTTTTTTCGCTTCTCTAAGTCTTTTATTTTCTTACTTCTATTTGGATTGTCATATTTTTTACCTTCTGATGTTATTGCTAAATGCGTTAATCCCATATCAACTCCAATAACTTCTTCTGTTAATTCTTTCTTGACTTCTGCTTTTTCTGTTCCAAAAGATAAATACCATTTATTTCCTTTGCTTATTACTCGTGGATTATGTAATCCTACGCTTCTTGGTATCTGTCTACTTGTTTTAACTTCTCCTATCTTTGATATATATACTTTTCTCCCTTTTTTTGCTTTTGTTTTTCTATATTCACAATAAAAACTCTGTTCAGAATCTTTTTTGCTCTTATATCTTGTTTGACCTTGATGTCCTACTTGCTTCTTAGACCTTGCTTTTGCTTGTGCAAAATCCAATGCTGCTTGCTTATGTACATCACTTGGCAATTCTTTCATCCATTCATAACCTTCTGTTTGTTTTAACTGAACTAATTCTTTTGCCATCTCTTTATATGTTAGTCTTATCAAGCCTTTTTTTACTCTTTCGTCATCTATTGCTTTTAAATAGTTATATGAAAATCTCGCTAATCCTAAACATTTCCTAAACATCTTCTCTTGTTCTTCTGTTGGATATAATAACACAGTATGTCCTCTTAACATTTTTTCACTTCCTTTCTTTATTGTTTTTCGTAAAGTTCTATTTTTTAAAGTACTTTTGAATTGGTTGTTTAAAACTCTCTATATATAAAATATCATGTTTTTTTGAAAAAGTCAAGTCTTTTTTTGTTTTTGTTATATTTCAATAGGTTTTATTAGATAAATCGAGTCTGTTCCCAAACATTTTAAAAAAATCTCCTTTTTATTATTTATTATAAATATCTAAAAAACTAAAAAAAGAATGTATACTTGAGTATACATTCTTTTAACTCTTTCAAAAAGATTAACATTTTCCGTTAAGATTTTGTGCAGAACCGTTAATGTAAGTATTAGCCTTATTAATACAGTCAGAAGTATCTCTTGCTTTTGAATGCATAGCTTTGTATAAATAAGAACCAAGACCAATTACAATAACAACTGCAAACATAATCCATAGTAATTGAGCAACTGAAATTGATTCTCCAGAATCAGAGTTAAATCTTTGTGTAATAAAATTCATTTTAAAAAAATTCTCCTTTTTATATATTATTATTTACTTTTTTAAATATAATAAAAACAATCGTGTATTTTTATTATACACAAGAAAAATATCATTTTTTCCTTGTTTTTTATTATATTCTAATAATAATATCAAAAAAGTTGTTATTTTAACGCCCAAGTCCAAAGGGAGATAGAATCCTCAATAACTTTATCTCTCCAAGCTTTAAAATTACTTAAGTTTTCTCTTGTTAGCGGGTCAATCTTTTCTACATAACTGTAAAGAAGATATCTTGCTTTAACGTGTGAGTAAGCTGTATAATCAGGTTCTGATAATTGATAAATTCTCATTTGAATTTCATCAGCCATTTCTAAAAGCTTAGTAGCAAGTTTTCGTTTTTTGTCTTCATCGAGATTATATTCATATTTTATTTCACACTCTTTAACAAGAATATAAAGATTTAATAAGACATTAGCTTTATCTTCATTATTAATTTTTTTAGAATATTTTGGTGGTGTAGGAGATGAAGCAGGAGCAGAGAAAAATGCTTTAGCATCAATTTCTTCACCATATAGGGAAGAGATTCTAATACCAACTTCTTCTGGATCATCAGAAGGTTGAGTGCTTGCTCCTTTTACAAGTAACCATCGATTATTATTTACATCATATACACCGGCTATAACGTTAAATACATTTTTTAAACCGTCAGATTGAGTTTTACATAATTCATCAATAGGAATACTTGGATCAACATCTTTTTTACGTCTTTTTTCATATCTTATTAGAATAGGCGTTTCTGTTTCTGAAGCTTCTGCAAAAATTGGATATACAGGATCTGAAACACTTAAAGAACCTTTGTGTCCGTGTTTGAAGCCAGTAGGAACTATAGTAACAGTAGCGTTATCTGAACCTTTTTTTATATCAATTTCAGGAACACCAGAAGCTAATGTAACTTTAACTTCAGCTCCTATTCTGTCTTGTCGTGTTTTTTCTTGTGAAATAAATGAAAAACCTTTCAACTCATTAATTAAAACAACCATTATAAATCTCCTTTAATATTATTATCTTTTTATTATTAAAAATTATGAACCTACAACTTTCTTAAAGCTAGCAAGTTCAGAAATCCAATTAGCAACTGATGATACAGCTCGAATAAATAAATCAAATCCCCAAGCTATAGCTTCACCAATATCCCAATCAAATCTTTTAAGAATAGCTAAAGCTAATCCAAGCCAAATTATTAAAGTAAATATACCAATAACTTGAGCCATAAAACCTTTTTTCATTATATTCTACCTCCTTTTATAAAATAATAGTTACTAAAACTTTGTAAAAACTAAAAATTCCTATACAAATGAACACAGGTAGAATTATTACTTTTTCTATATCTCCTCCAGCGTGAATACTAAAAGGAAGTCTAACGTTAAACCATCTTTTTCCTCTGATTTTCAACGGCCAGAAAATAGGAGCCCCAGACACAGTACATACATCACCAAGAATATGTAAGAAATAACCAATTGCCATAGAAAAAGCAATCCAATTATAATTTATATCTGAAGGAATGTAGAATAAGACAACAATTGAAGCAATCAAGCTAACAGCAATATTGATAATTGAGCCTGTTAAAGATTTGTTATTTTTCTTAAATATTTTACCAAATAAGATAGCAAAACAAAGTAAGAAAGAAAAGAAAATCCAAAATAAAGCAAAAATAAAGCCTATAGTATAATCTTTTCCAAAAACAGGAATTTCAATAGAAATACTTGTTGTTATATAAACAATAAGCCATATAACAAAAGCACTTATTGTAGTGTGCCAGAAAGCCCTATGAGGATTTGAAGTATCTTTGTCATATTTAGTTTTGACAGTATTTTGAATAATAGAACTTGTAAAACGCATAAAATGAGAAATACCTTTTCCTATAAATCCAGTAGAATTAATAGCTGTAGAACTGGTATTATCAAAGTCTGGCATTATAGCAGCGCCAGTCATAACAAAAACGCTAACAATGAAAACAAAAATATTATTTGTGTCTAAATATTCAAAAATACTTTTAGGAAACATCCAAGCTAAAGTTAAATACAAAGCAATAGCAGAGACGGCGTGGGTTTTACCCATAAAGCCGTCATCACTATTAAAGCGTGCTTTTTGTTTTTCGAAAAACTTCATATTTTTTTATTCTCCTAAATATAAATATTCATTAGAATGTTTGTGTCCTTTCTTAGCTAAAGATTGAATAGGAGGTAATTTTTCTTCAATACCCATTAATTTCACTATTCTAATGTTTTTTCCAGAGTAAGCATTGATAGTTTTATCATTTTTAGATAGTTTACCAAGACTAACTCCTTTAGAACCTCTTTTAACTAAACGTATTTCATTTAATTTAACTAATTTTAGTGTTTCATTAGTTTGAATTAATAATAGTGTATCATCTGTGTTTTCGCATACATTAGCGTGAACAACTTTAGTATCAGTTTTCATACCGACAACTGTTCCAGCACCTGATTTAGTTACACGAATTTCAGAAACTTTAAATCTAACACCAATATTAGCTTCATTAACTAAAACAACAACATCTTCTAATACTTCTTTTTGAGTTATCCACTTAGCAGATATAACTTCTTCACCCTCTGATAATGAGCAAACCACGTTAACTGCTGTATTATTTAAATATCCGTCAGAAACAATATTTAAAGAGCCTTTAGATGTAACTAATAAAATACCCACATCTCCATCAGAAAGTGTGTTTTTAGCAAAACCTTTAATTTTGCCTAAAAGGGGGATGTCAAGAAAATCTTTAGTTGATATTTTATCGAATGGAATATAATCAACAGGAATTTTCACTCCATCACCACCAGAAGTTATAACAATAATATCACTTTTTGTCTTAGTTTTCAAAGTGTAAACAATAGGGAACTGATTGTTTTCTACTGGTTTTAAAGTTTTAGTAAATGTATTGTCAGCAAATAAAGTAATATAGCAATCTTGATTTTTATCAAGACTTTTAATTTCTTTTTTAATATTTTTACTTGCTTCTTTTAAGTCTTCAGAAGATAAGTTAGAAATAGTAGTTCTACGTTTATCACCAATAATTGATTTTGTAGCTTCTAATTCATTAGTAATGTATTCAATAATTTTATCTTCATTACTTAAAATACTTTGTAAATATTTGATTTTTTCTTCAATTGTAGCTAATTCCTCTTTAACTTTATCAATATCTCCTTTTGTTAAAGTTCTTAATCTCATTTGAAGTACATTTTCTGCTTGTTCTTCATTAACTTTAAAAGAAGTCATTAATTGTTCTTTTGCTTCTTCTTGTGTGTCTGCTTTTCTAATAATTTTAATAGCTTTATCTACATTTCCAAGGATTTTAACAAAACCTTTTAATTTATTAGATAAAGTTAAGTTTTTATTTAATTGATGTTTTAGTTTTCTGTCAGTACACTCAAAGCGTAAGCTTAAGAATTGATTAATCAGTTCTTTTAAACCTACTTGAACAGGTTTCCCATCAATAAGAACTGTATTGTTAGCTGTTTTTTTGATTTGAATAGAAGTATATTTGTATAAGTCTTCTAATACAAGATGTGGATTTGTTCCAGCTTTAGTAATAATTCTAAAACAAAGTTTTTTGTCTGATAAATCTTTCATTTCAGAAATTTCAGAGAAAAGATTTTTGTTCTTTTTAGCTTTTGTGACTTCTTCCATAATTTTTTCAACTGGAACTTGATAAGGTAATTCAGAGAAAACTATAGCGTGTCTTCCACGAGGTAAAGTTTCAATTTCACATTTACCTCTTAGAATAATAGTTCCTTTACCAGTTTCAACATAATCAGCTACACCTTCTGTTGCTAATAATTCTCCACCAGTAGGAAAATCTGGTCCTTTAACAATTTTTAAAATTTCTTTTGTTGTTATGTCTGGATTTTGTAAAGTCTTAATACATAAGTTCATAATTTCAGTTGGATTGTGTGGAAAAATACTTGAAGCATATCCAACAGCAATTCCCTCTGTTCCATTAATTAGACCAGTAGGCCATTTAACAGGAAGAACAGTAGGCTCTTTTCTTGTCCAGTCAAAGTTCATCCCCATTTCTACAGCATTATCATCTAAATCAGATAATAATTCAACTGCTGACTTAGTAAGCCTTGCTTCCCAATAACGAGGAGCAGCCGCAATATCTCCAGAAACAAAACCAACAGAACCTTGAGGATCTAAAAGAGGAACTCTCATATTAAATCCTTGAGCCATACGTGCGATAGCTTCTGTAATAGAAGAATCTCCGTGAGGGTGATACCTTGCTGAAACAGTAGCACCAATATTTTGTACTTTTAAGTGTGCTTTAGTTGGCAATAGATTACTTTCATACATATGCCATAATACACGTCTATTTACAGGTTTTAAACCGTCATCTTTAATTAAAGCTCGTGAAGTAATTACATATCTCGCATAAGGTAAATATTCACCCTCTATGAAAGATTTTATATTAATCTTTTTGACTTCTTGAGCATACTCTTTTGTATTCGTCAATTTTAATTCTCCTTTTTTTTATTCTTATATATATTATATCATTTTTTTCTATTTTTTGCAAGTCTTTTTTGTATTTTTTTTAAAATAAAAACATTGATATATTAGTTTTTAATCAAAAAAATATTTCATTATTAAATAATGAAATATTTATTTATTTTGTTTTAATTTTATAAGTATTTTTGTTAAAGCTACTTCAAGTAATATTTTATTATCTACAACATTATTACTCATATTATTCATAGCATTACCAAGAATATCCATAGAATTAATAACAAAAGTTAAAGTTAACTTATTAGATAACTCTTCTGTTTTTGTTGATACTTTTACTCCACCTTTATGTAATAGTATATCAGATAATTCTTCATATAAATACTCTGTAGCTTTTACAAAGTTTTGTCCTGTAGAAGACATCTCTTTAGTTAACTTAAATATGTTTTCAGGTTTTTTTGTTAATAAAGCATCTATGATTTTAATTGAATAAGTATCTGGTAGCGAACCTGTTGACAATATTGTTTCCAGATTACTAATGCTATTTCTAACTGAACCATTAGCTGACTTAACTGCAGAAATTATTTGTTCTTTTGTTACTTTTAAGTTTTCTTGTTTAGCAATTTTTAGTAAATTGTTAGCTAATGTTTTCACATCAACTGGATAAAATTGTCTTACTTGACATCTTGATAATACTGCTGGTTTGATTTTTTCTGGATTTGTGCTACATAAGATAAATAGTGTTTTCATTTGTTCTGATTCTAAAGGAATTAAAAGAGAATCAAACGCAGCAGATGATAAGTTTTGAACCTCATCTAAGATTTTAATTTGATGTTTTACTGGTTGAGCCAATCTTGCTTCTGCTACAATTTTTCTTACATCTTCAACACTTCCATTATTTGCCATACTTATATAATCTACACCAAGTTGACTTTTGCTATCTATTGCTTTACAATAATGACATTCATTACAAGGATTACCTTCTGAATCTAAGTTATCACAATTCAAAGCTTTTGCTAAGATTAAAGCACAAGTTGTTTTTCCTGTTCCTGGACCACCAAAGAAAGCATAAGCTGTTGGTATTTTTTTGTCTAAAACTGCTTTTTTCAATCCTTCAACTATGTTATCTTGTCCGATAACATCATTCCAAGTTTTTGGTCTGTATTTTTTATATAATTCCATTGTTTATCTCCTTTATTATTTTTGATAACAATTGCTTACATTCTGTTATTGTTAATCTTTTTCTACCCACATCTCTAAAATTAGTTAAAGATATATTATGAGTTTCTGTTCTAAATCTATCTATATTATTATTCCATTTTTCTACAACTTGTTTCCAATCTATGTTTTCTACTATTTCTTTATCAGCGTAAAAAGAACAATGACCTCTGATTGAATTACTCCCAACAAATATATTTTTCTCATAAAAGGAATAAATATTTCCTTTTTTATTTTTAAAACTATTTTTGTTTTTATCTATTAAATTAAAAACTATAGGGATAGCTACTTCGTTATCTTTTTTCTGATATTCTATAGTTATTCTGTTTAAGTTTAAATTATAATTATTGTTAAAATAATTATTATATTTTTCATAAAACAAACCTTGTTCATTTATATTAGTTTTTATTGTTCTTATTGTGTTATCACTTTTATAAATGTTAATTTCAGTTTCTGTTTTTTCATTAGTTTTCAAAAGATAACTAAAGGAAACAGTTTGAATATTTGTATATTCAAATATTGGAAATTCAAATATATTAATTGTTTTAATATAAAACCTATTGAAAAATTGTTCTCTTATTTTGTATGTTCTTTTATCTGTTAAAAAGTTTAAGGGAACAACAAGAATACCACCAGAAGATTCAAGAAAACTTAATATAGCTATCTTGTATAAATCATCTGTTTTATATTCTTCATAGATTTCTTTGTTTTCAGTTTTGTTTTTAGCTAAGTAAGGAGGATTTGTTATAATATATTTATTTTTGTAATCTGGAGGGTAAGCTAAAGTGTTCCTTTGTTGTATATTCTTATTGTTGCTATTTGAAGTATCTATATCGATACTATAAATCTACTAAAATCTAACAAAATCAGTAGAATCTATATTACTTTCTTACATCTTTATTTTAAATAATTTCTAATGAAATTAAACAGTCTTTCGCAATCCACTAAACTCAAAAACAAATAATTTTGTAGTCTTATCTAATGGAACGAACCTACTTGAGACCTCTGATGTGGGGTGGTACCGCAACCCAAGATTTAAAGCAATCTATTTATAGTGTAGGATATTGCTTTAAGTTTATCGCAGCATTAATATCTCTATCATGCTTCGCTTTACAGTTTGGACATTCCCATTCTCTTATTGATAATGAAAAATCTCCTTGTTTTTTTTCTCCGCAACAAGAACATATTCTTGAACTCGCATAAAATCTATCTGCTTTTATTACTTCTGTCCCTTGTTCTTCTGCTTTATATTTTATATACATTCCTAAAGTATACCATCCAGCTTCTCCAATTGCTTTACTTAGTTTCTTGTTCTTCATCATTCCTTTGATGTTTAAATCTTCTAAAACTATTGTCTTAGCTTTTGTATTTACTATATCTCGTGATATTTTATGTCGAATGTCTTTTCTTATATTAGTTAGCTTCTCACAAATATTTGCGTGTTTGGCTTTCGCACGATAATATCCTTTCGATTGCTCACTTATATTCTTTTCTTTGTTATATCTTCGACTCATCATCTTCTGATATTCTTTTTTTCGTTTCTCTAAGTCTCTGATTTTTTTACTTCTGTTTGGATTATCGTATTTTTTTCCTTCTGATGTTATTGCTAAATGCGTTAAGCCCATATCAACTCCAATAACTTCATCTGTTAATTCTTTCTTAACTTCAGGTTTTTCTATTCCAAAAGATAAATACCATTTATTTCCTTTTTTTATTACTCGTGGATCATGTAATCCTACGCTTCTTGGTATCTGCCTACTTGTTTTGACTTCTCCTATCTTTGATATACATACTTTTCTTCCTTTTTTTGCTTTTGTTTTCCTATATTCACAATAAAAGCTCTGTTCAGAATCTTTTTTACTCTTATATCTTGTTTGTCCTTGATGTCCTACTTGCTTCTTAGATCTTGCTTTTGCTTGTCCAAAATCTAAAGCTGCTTGTTTATGTACATCACTTGGCAATTCTTTCATCCATTCATAGCCTTCTGTTTGCTTTAACTCAACTAATTTTTTCTGCATTTCATTATTAGTTAGTCGTTTTTCTCCGTTTTTTACTCTATCATCATCTATTGTTTTTAAATAATTATATGAAAATCTCGCTAATCCTAAACATTTTCTAAACATCTGCTCTTGTTTTTCTGTTGGATATAATAGCACGGTCTGTCCTCTTAGCATTTTTTCACTTCCTTTCTTTATTATTTTTTATAAAGTTTTAAAAAAGTACTTTTGAATTACTTTTTTAAAACTTTATATATATAATATCATGTTTTTTTCTAACAAGTCAAGTTTTTTTGTTTTTGTTATATTTTAATAGATTTTATTAGTTTTTATTAGATAAATCGAGTCTGTTTTTAACCGTATATTTCAATTATTTTAGCTTTATTTTCTGGTATGTCTTTTAATAAATCACCAACTCCGTAAAAAGGTTCTACTATGTTAATATTATCTGGTAAATCTTTCCATAAGTTAGATATAATATTTTTATGTATAGAAAAATGTTGTGTTTTTTCTATATCTACCACTTCATTTCTCCATTAACTAAAGTCATTTCTCTGAATTTTTCGTGATTAATTTCTAAAGGCCAAGTATTACCCCATCCTAAACAATATTTAGCCCATTTATTGTATTTTCCTTTTTTAAATGGGAAAAAGAAATTATTATTAATAGCATATTCTAATTCTTTGTCAACTTGTTCAACATCTTTGATTACTTGTGCTTTTACTTTATCTGAATGTATATCTACAAAAACTTCTGTTTCAGCTCGTGGAAAGATTAAAGAAGCTTTATCTACTTTAAAACCACGTTTTTCTAAAAGCATAGAATATAAAGTTTGTTGTCTCCAGTAATCAAAAGGATTACTTTCAGAGATTGCTTTTGTTGGATCATAGTTATTTACTTTTGCTCCTGATTTCCAGTCTTGAACAATAAAACCATTTGGTCCATCAAGAATTTTATCTATAAAACCAAGAACTTGTCTTTCTGATTCTCCAATTTTACCAGAAACAAATAACTCAATTCCACTTTTTTCTTCTCCATTTAAATAAATACGAGCGATTTGTTCATTTTGATAATCATAATTCATTCTTAAATAACTTAATACAGTAGATTGAATCCACTCTCTATCTTCTTTTTCTGTACCTTTTATTTGATCAGCAAATTCTTCTGATTCATATACTTGTCTTGTAAGTTGTTTTAATCTTTTTTCTGTTCTTTCAGAAGGCTCTAAAGCAAAGAATTCTTCCATTACTTTATGGAACATACTTCCTCTATATAAAGCTGTTTCTTTTTTATCTGACACTAAAGGATAGATATATGTGTTTAAAACCCAGTCGGCTGGACTTTTTAGCCAACTATCAATTAAACTCGCACTTAATTTTTTCTTTTTAATTTCTTTTTTAATGTTTTCGTCTAAAATATAAACACCATCATCTTGAATATTTATTTTTTTTATATTAAATAACATATATATTTTTTTTCCTTTCTTTTTTTATCCTACTATATTATTATTCCATAAAAAAGTAAAAAATAAAGAGATTTCTCTCTTTATTTTTTTACTCTTCTTCATTTTCTGGATTATCGTATCTTTCTCTTAACATAGATATATCTTTTTCAATTTGTTCTTCTGATGCTTCATTTAATTCATTCAATTCTCTAATTAGTTGTTCCCAACCATTTACAAATTGTTCTTGAATAATTTCTTTGTCATCACTTTCCCAAGCTCTTTCTAATTGAACTGGATTAATATATTTACTTAATACTGGAGGTATTACAATATTTGTATATCCAGCTCCTTTCTTAACTTCAAGACCTTTTATAACGGCATCAATGTGTTGATGAGCAAATCCAATTGTTTTAGTTCTGTTGAATGAGTATTTCTTAGTATACGAATCTTGTTTGAACTCTGTGATTTCTTGGAAATCTTTTTGAGTAATATTTGAAGGAACTGGATTATCTCCGTGTTTTCCTTTATGATTATTGTTCGCAACTACTTCTGTCATCTCATTGTAATCTTGGTTTTCATCTCCACACGCTTTACAGTATCTGTTGTTGTCTTTATCTATAAACATAGAAGTTCCATCGTGAATTGGTGTTCCACAGAAAGAACATACATGGTTAGAATCTCTGTCTTGTCTTGTGTCGGTAGTTTCATTGTAAGTTCTCATTACATTTCTACCAAACTTGCTTTTATATAGAGAGTTTTTCAGATAATCAGCAGAACCTGACTTAAAGCCTTCTTTTCCTGTTACACCATTTTTAGCAGCATTTTTAAATCCAACTGCTCCAGCATAACCTGTTGTAGCAACTGTTTTACCAGCCTTTTTAACTTTGTTATAGCCTTCACGCCAACCCATTGCTAAGTTAAATCCACCAAGGTCAATTTTTGGTAATTTTTCTAAGATAACATCTTTGTTGGCTACTATAGCTTTAGTTACAGCCGCTAAAAATACTAAAGTTTTGATATATCCTAATTTTGAGATTAATCCCATTATTGTAGTTACTATTATTATAGTTAATACGAGTAATACGGTAGCAAATATTTTTTTAAGCATTAGAGATAGTAATAAACTAAACCATCCTAAGAAGAATTTTTGTCCTTTGCCACCCCAACATCCTAATAATAAGAATATTGGAGAGAACATCATTAGTAATGTTATACTTATACTCAAGACAGCAGCTAAGAAACCTACGATAACAGGTGCTATAACTCCTATAATTGTAAATACAATTAATACTAATGTTTGTCCTAATCTGGACCATAAGTTATTTCCTATCCAATCTTGCCATTGTGGTAATGGATCACTTGGTATCTGCTCTGGTATCGTAATTTCTGTCCCTTGTCCTTCTGACCCATCATCATTTGTTCCTCCACCTTTAGCACCTTTAACTCCTTTACCTAATTCAATTGGATATTTCTCAGGATCTCCTTGTTCTTTTCTATCTGTATCATATTGAGTTAAATTATAACTTTCTATCAGAGAAACAATTTTTGATACATAAGCTGGGTCTGTAGCATAACCAGCTTTCCAAATTTTTTGAATAGCTTCTTGTGGTGTACTTGAGTTTTTTTTCATTCCTCCAGTAAAGTCTGCACCAGCTCCTCTACCTAAGATAAAGTGAGCATATCCTTCAAATCCGTCTTCTGCTGATTTAAAGTTTTGGAAACCATCTACAATTCCAACAGATTTACCTCCGTAAACTTCTGTTGTTGCTAATCTTTTACAATTTCCATCATAACACTTAATTCCAAAATAGTTATAATCACCAGATAATGATTTTCCATATCCAGACTCTAAAGCTGCTTGAGCTAATAATACAGAAGCATATAGACCAGCTTCATCTGCTACTTTTTTAGCAAATTCTCCATATTCTTTGAAGAAAGCTTCTCCACCGGCTGACTTGCCAATAGCACCACCTGATGTTCCTTCTTCACCTTCACCATCAGAACCAATTTTTACTTTTCTATCTTTTTCTTGATAATTACTGAAAGCGTCAACTATACGATACCAGTCAGCTTGAACACCAGAGATAAGAGGATGTCTTTCTTTACCAACTGGAGTATGCATTGTTGTTTGAGCAGAAATTTGAAATAAAGCCCAGTTTTTCTCAGATTTTCCACCTAATTCAACTGTAGGTTCTTTAACCCATGTACTATTTCCATTTTTAACAGAACTTGCTTGTAAATCATTGTATTTAGTTCCAAATTGAGCTTCAGCCCAAGGTTTCAATAGAAATTCTTCCCACATTTTACATCCTAAAGTAGACCTAATATTTTCTCCAGCGCCCTCGATTAAACTTTGATCTGCAGATTTTGGCCCAGAAGATGGAGGATTGAAACCAGCGTTTGTAGTACATAAATCACCACTTCCTGTAGTTCCTTTTTGTAAGCCTTGAATAACAAGTGCTTGAGCAGCCGTTACAATAGAGTTTGGCATTTTAATCCAATATCCAGGTTTCAATGTAATTACTATAGCAACAAAGAAACAAAGTAAACTTACTCCTAAAGTATTCAAAGCATTTCTATATTGACGTTTAAATAAACCGAAATACATCATATATATTGCTGTAAAAGCAAACATAACAAGTATTAATGGTTGATAAAAACTATCGTATAATGATTTGAACATATTAGTTGTTAGTTGTTCATCTAAGCCAATAAACTCTGATAAATCTTTAAATGATAAAGATAATAAAGTTAAAGCAAAAGTTACTACTAATTTAGAAATATTTAATAAAAAGTTAGAAATATTGTTTCCAATAGCAACCCACCAATGAGAGAAAAATCCTTTATCAAATTGTTTAACACGAGGGTCTGTACTTGTTGAAGTTTCATCATAAGTAGCTTTTGGTTCTCTTCTATCTTTATAGAATTTACCATAATCACCTTTTTTAGCTTTTGTTGAATCTTCAGCACAAGCATCTACAATATAGTATTTCCATTCTCCACTATAAGCACTATAATGAAGACCTGCTAATCCAAATTTATCAAAAGGATTTATAGTTCCAGTTGCTTCTTTTCCAATTTTAAAACCAGAAACACGTAATATTTCATTATACATTACATAATTATCTTCTGTATAGTTTACAGCCGATTTACTTTTTATATTAAAAGGGATAACATCTGTCTTAGCACCGTTATAAATAGCTTTTCCTACGTCATCTTTACATAATAGCCAGGTAGCTGGATTACTGTCAGCTAAAACATCTTGTGTTTTATTTTTTATGAATATCCCCAGAGACGAGGAGATAAGCATTATAATAGTCATTATTAATAGTATATATTTTTTTGTTTTAGTAATTGACATTATGCCTCATCTCCTTTTGTCTCTTCTTTAGCTTTTTCTTGTTCTTTTTCTATTTTTTCAGCAAAAGAATCTAATGTAGGCATTAATTGTTCTTTAGCTGCGTCTGCTTTATGTTGTTTAATAGCTCTTGCTTCTTCAAAAGTATCAAATGCTTGACCTGGAGATTTCATTGCTCTAACAACTCTTTTCACTCCTTTATTTTCTTGTTCTCTTATAGCATCAATTTCTTGAGCAAAAGCTTTGACAGCAACTTCTTTTTCTTCTTCAGTTTTTGTTGGATCCATTTGAATTTTCTCATTTTCCATAATACGTCTAATTGTTTCTGAGTTTAATGAGTCTAATTCTTTTTTACCAACTAAAATAGTTTCACTTGTAATAGCTTGATGAATATCTTCATAAATATTATTTTTAGTCTCCATATCTTGATTTAATTTTTGAATTAAATCATAGCTTAAGTAATCTGAATGTTTAGCAATTTGTAGATAAGAAGCTGTTAATGAAGGTTTTGATAAGATTTTTTGAATAGCATCTTCTTGAACAGCGTTTATAGCACTTCTGCGAACATTAAGAATACCAAGTTGTCCTTTTCTTCGTGCTCTATTAAAGTATCGAGCATCTTGTTGTGCTTGAGCTCTTCGCATACCAGTAACTCCACCTTTAAGAGCATTAACCAATAGATTATTTCCACTATATCGTTCTTTAAGCTCTTTGTATTCTGCAGAGTTTTTATCTTTACCTTTAGCATCTAATTTTTTAAGTTCTTCTTTTTTAGCTTGTTTCATTCCTTTAGTGCGACCAAGTACTCCACCAATGGCTCCACCTGTTCCACCAACTAAACCAGCTTTCCATTGACCCATAGCAAATCGAGCTGATTGAGGAACTGCTTTCATAACCATTTTACTCATTTGTTTTGGATTAGCAACAAATTCAGCAAAATCACCTTTAGCACCTGGAGATAACCATCCAAGCATTTCAGTTCTATAAAGCATCATTCCTACTAAAGTAGCCATAATGAAAACAAAAGATAGACTATACGTTAATGGAGAATCACTTATAATACGCATCACGTTAAGTAAAACAGCCATTAATACAACAACCATTGTTCGCTTAATAAATACAGCTATTAAAGTAGAGAAATACTCAATAAACTTATAATTACCTTTTACTCCAAACAATCCTAATAATAATTGAATTGGAATTAAAATTAGTAAAGCAGTAAACATTAAAGTATATTCAATTTTCAAGATAGCTAAACCACCAATAACTACTAATGATGTAAGCGAAGCTACAGAACCTAATACGGAATAAAGTAATCTTGTTGCTGGAGAGTCACTCCAAGTATATAAGAATCTACCATCAGAATCTTGTCCATTTTTAGGACCAGCTTGTAAATCAACTAAACGATATAAGTTTTTATCAAGTGTTCCAGGTATTTCTTTTGGATCTTCTTTGTTAATAGTTCCAGATTTCATTTTATCTAATTGATATAAAGCCCAGTTATGTTCAACTTGACCTCCCCCCATATTAACACCAGCATCTCCAACAATGTTTTCATTGTTGTTGTTAAATGATGAGCTTCCACGTGGTCCACTGTGTCCTTTTGCGAACAATTGATTATATCCTACACCAAATTGTCCATTTACCCAAGGATCAAACACAGATATTTTCCAAACTGTACATTGAATAGTTCTAACACCATCTTTATCGCTTCCATTGGCAGCACAGATGTCATTAGGTTTATTGCTATTTGTTATTACATTCATTATAGCATTATCTATTTTTGTTGGATATTTTTCAACAAAATTAACTAATTCAGCAGGTTTTGTAAGTAATACAATACCTAAGAAGAAAGTTAAGAAAATAGCTATTATTTTAGCTGTAAATTCTCTTGTATTTTGAGTTTTAATTATTCTATATAATAAAGTCATTCCAGAGAATGCCATAGCTAAAGTAATTAAAGGGAAATAGAAACTTTCTCTTAAATTTTTAATTAATTCTTCAATTATAGTAGTTATACCTAAAGCTGTTAAAATTGAACTAAATGAGAAATTAAGTAATTCATTAGAAATTTTAGCAAATAATTGTCCAAAACCTTGGAATGTTCCAGTTAAGTTTTTAGCAATATTTGTAAATGGAGAGAAAATAGAACTCCATCCATGACTTGCTTCGAACACTTGTCTACGAGTATCGTTAAAGTCTTCTCTATCACCTGTTCCAAACAGACCTCCCTTAATAGAAGGTCTTGGAGGCTTACAACTACCATCTGTAAACTCTTCACTTCTTGTATTATGTTTAGTATAATACCATTTAAATTTATAGTCTTTTTTACCAATGATTTCATCATTTTCATCTAAACAAACGTAATGAGAAATAGCGTCTCCTGGATTAAAATGAGGATTTTCAGATAAATATTTATCTTTAGCATCTTCTTCTGCCTCTTTCATAACATCTTTATTGTGATCCATTGTGTTTTCAGCCATTGAATTCCAAGAATCACCCCAACATCCTTGTAAATCTTTATAATTTTTTTTATCTACACAAGAACTCATTCCACGTTTTTTAGCTTTAGCGAAGAATTCATCGTGTCCATTATCCTTTTTATAGAACCCAAATTGTTCTTCTTCTGTGAAGTATTGAGGTTCTGGAACAGATATTGGACTCTCTGGATTTATTTTATTATGTTCAATAGCTTCTTCTCGTGCTTTTTTAGATTCTCCTTTTTCCCATTGAGGATCGTATTTAAACTCAGGTAGTTTTTCAAGTTCAAACATCTCTTTAACTTCTGGATTTTTCATAGCAAACTCTTCAGTATACTTAGGAAGTTTGTCATAATAATCTTTTTGTGAGGCGGTTATTATATCTTTATTCGAGAGTGTTCCTACATTATATAGAGGAAAATTAGGTCTTAACCAAGCATGAGTTGATACAATATTTAAATCAGAACTATCTATTATAGCATTTAATGCTCCACCTACTCCAGCACTTAAAATATTACCAATCCATTTAACTGGATTCCAACTGAAATTTTTAGTATGGAATATAGCTTTAAAAGAAGATTTAACTCCGTTAAAAGCAGCTTTACCAGCTACTTTAAAACTATCAAATAAACCAAAGTTAGACATTAAACGAGCTGCTGTAGCTGTTGTAATTCTATCCCATTCCCCTTTATATTCTGTATAACTTAAATCATATCCATATAATTCTAAAGCTGTATATTTAGAAGTCCTTGATCCTGCGTCTACAGGAACTTCACCATTACCCGGTAATCCATTTGGTACACCAAAATTAAAAGCAGATTTACTTGAAGTTTTTACTCCATTTTGTATACCAGAAGACAACACGATATCACCAACTGCTTGTGTTACTTCTCCAATCACGTTAGGAATATCACAATTGTGATTTAATAAATTTTGAGGTTCATCATCTGTGCAAACTGTTCCGTTTTCAAGTCTAACTGTTTCATCTACTATTAATTTTTTCTTTTTATCACTTGAACCAAACACTCCTTCTCGAACATCATACACATAAAAAGTTGGATCTAATATTCGTTTAAGAGCATACAATACAGTATCTTCTCTTTTTCTTACATCATTATCTTTGTAAACTTTATCTAAAAGTCCTTCTGTTCCTTTCGTATCTTTTGTGTAGTCTTTTGTTTTTTCAAGAAAATCTTTTTTGCTTTTATCTTCTTCTGCATAAACATAATTATGATGTAATAAATGACTAAAAGGAAGATATGTGTTTGAAATGGAAAACATTATAATAAAAAATGACATTATTATTGTTATTATTTTTTTCACATTTTGAGTTCTCCTTTTCTTGATTTTATAATAAATATCTTTTTTAAGTAAAAAAAGAAGCAATATAAAATATTGCTTCTTGGACTGTTTATATTAAGCTTTTATAACTGATTGAGTTTCTACTTTATTATTTTGAGATATTGATGGTGTTTGAACAACTTGAGTAGAATCTGATTTGTTATTAACTATTGGTTCTTGTTTTTTAGGTTCAACAATTGTAAACTCTTTTTCTTTAGCAAATGTTTCTGGATAAAATGTTGTTGATTGAGAATAATTGTTTATATTTTTAGAAGTAGAATTAAAATTATTAAAGTCTTTTACATTTTGAGTGTTATTATTAGAATCTTCTTCTTTTTTAGATTCCTTTAATAATGCTTGTTCTTGTTTATATTTTTCTACTGATTGTTTAACTTCTGCTGTTTGATTATTAGAAGAAGTTTTAGTATCAGGATTATCATAAGTTGGAGCAATGTATGTTTGTCTGTTTGTTGTAGCAGCAGGTACATAAGTTCCAGTAGCCCCTTGTAAATCTTCTTTTTGCCAATCATCAGCATAATCTTTTAATTCATCATCATATTCTACATAAGGTGGTCTAATGATAGCAACTAAGTTAGCATCAGTTCTTGAAGTAATAACTCCAGGACCTCCACTTCCGTCAGTTCCAACATTTTGTCCGATAGTTTGAATTTTTCCATCTTTAACAGAAACAGCAATATCTACGTGTCCATAAATATCTCCTGGTCCCCAATGCCAAACAAGAATATCTCCAGGTTTAACACTTGTTTCACCTTTCTTGTATCTTGTCCAGTTTTTAGGTAAATGGTTAGAAGCATAATCAATAGCGTTTCCACCTACTCTGTAAGCACCAAATTTATTATACATATCCATAATTAAATCTACACATTGAGCTCCGAAAGCACCGTCTACATCGACAGCTTTATGATGCATACTTAAAGCCCACTTGCGAACTTCATCTTGTGTATATCTACCAGTTTTGTCTTTTCTACGTAATTTAGAAGTATCTTCTTGTTTTTTCTTTTCTTTATCAAATGTTACTTTGAAGATTTCTTTAGCTTTATTATAATTGAATTCAGCTTCTTTTGTTACAAGGTCAGCTTTATCAATTTTTTCAGCTCCATTTTCATTTACTGTTAGAGGGTGATAATCTCTTTTGACATCTTCTCCGTGTGCTGAAGCTACTACCGTTGTGAAAAACATAGACAAGGCAGCGGTTGTGCTTAATACTCTTAAAAATGTTCTTTTTTTCTTATTAGTCAATATTAAATCTCCTTTTTTTAATTTTTTATATTAATATTATTCCATATATTGTAAAAAATATAAAAACGCTATAAACGTTGTTATATCAGCCTTTATAGCGTTTTTGAAATACTTTTGTAATATAAATGTAACCTATTTGTTGTATTTTCTTTTTCTAAAAAGCATAGCAAAAGAAATTAAACTTACAAGACCAGATAAATACATAATTGAATTAACAGATGTGTTAGGTAAAGAATCAGTTTTCACTTTATCTCCAGTTATTTCTTTTACGATTTCTTTATTTGATTTTTTATTTTCTTGTGTTTCTTGTGGAATTGCTGGGACATCCTTTTGAGGATCTGGTTTTTTCTCTAATTCTTTAGTTTTTCTTTTTGCTTTAACTTCATTGCCTAAAGAATCTAATAATTTATAATCAGCAATTTTTGCACGTTCTTTTGTATAAACAGCAACATCATAATTATATAAATCTTTCATCAGACTTCCCTCAAAAGCACCTTTATCATTTGTTTTTACTGTATAAACAGCTTTTGTTTCTTTATCAGTAAAATCAATATAACCATTCATAATAGGTAAACCATTTGAATCTACTACATAATGAGATAAAATCTCTTTTGCTTTCTCTTCTTTTTTAGTTTCATCTTTTATTTCTGTTTTATTATCTACAGTAGGCGTTTTTGTTTCTACTTTTTTATCAGTTGGTATAGGAGTTTCTTTTTTAGCTTCTGTTTTTGTTTTTGTTTCAATATCTTTTACTGTAGAAGGATTAAATCTAAATAAATAGCTACCGTCATTATAATACACGTTTGTCATAACAAAACCTTCTTTTAATTTATTAGCTTTTTTACTAATATTACCTTTTGCATCTGTAACTACATTGTATTTTAAGTTTTCTTTTGGATACTCAAAAGTGATAGTAGCATTAGCAGCAACTGATTTACCATTATTCCAAGTAAAATGAATAATGTCTCCATTGATTACATATTCTATATGTTTTGGTTTTTCTAATATTAACTCAGAAACTGGTTTTCCATATCCAGAATTAATAGCGGAAGTAGGATTATTTGCTAATCCACTTGCTATTAAAGTTGTTAAAGTTGACAAAACAGCAACTGTTTTTAATGCTTTGTTTTCCATTTTAATTTTCCTCCGTAATTTCAACATTATCTAAAAAGAATGAGTTCTCAATTTTTCCTACAGTTAATATAACAGTTGGAAAATCACCTATATTAATAGAATATTTATTGTTATCTAAATTTTTAACAAAGACAACATTGTTTCCAATGGCTTTTGCTAATTTAGAAGAAAAATGTCTTACAACATCTTCTTTTTCGAAATCATAAGTGTATTTCTTCATTCTTTCTTTTATTTCGTCTATTTCATATTTAAAAAAATTATGCTTAGTCATAATATTTAACCTTCTTTCTTTATTTATTTCATAATAAGTTTTTTTGTTATGTTATTATTATAAAATAAAATAGAAAGAAAGTCAACTTTTTTTTTAATAATCTTCGTTAATAAATGGATTAGCTTCAATCCACTCTCTACGAGGCTCTACTTTTTTGCCTAAAGCTACTTCAAGAATTTTTTCTGCTTTTTCTACATCATCAACTGTAATTTGTAGAATAGTTCTTGTATCAAATCTCATACAAGTTTCTTCAAGAACATCTACACCAGATTCACCAAGCCCTTTCGCACGAATTAATTGATATTTAATCTTTTTCTTATCTAATTCTTTTTTAACTTGGTCTCTTTCTTCATCAGAATAAGCATAATAATTTTTTTGTTTTTTCTGATTAGTTTTGAAGATGAATAGAGGTGGCATTAATTTATATAAATGTCCTCCAGTTACTATTTCTGGCATTAACTGCCATAATAGAACTGTAATTAAAGCAGAGATAGCTCCTCCATCAGGGTCAGCATCGGTAGCTATAAATATTCTATTATATCTCATTTTATCACTATTGAATTCTTTAAGAATACCAGAGTCAATAGATTTAATAATAGATTGAACCTCTTGATTTTTTAGAACTTCTGATAAAGTTTCTTTTTTAGCATTAATGATTTTACCTCGAATTGGCAAGATAGCTTGATACCTTGAATCTCTGGCACTTTTCAGAGCTGTTTTCGCACTATCTCCTTCGGCGATATATAATTCACTATTTTCATCGTGAGTTTCTAAACAGTCAATAAGTTTTTCTGGCATTACTGTATTTGCTTCTAAGGCATTTTGTTGTCTTTTTAATTTCTTAGCCGCATCAGAACTCATTCTGTTTTTACAAGCTACAGCAATTTTTTCTCCAATTTTTTTAACAACAGCACTATTTTTATTATTGTTAACAAATTCAGTAAATACTTCAATTAATTTCTTAGTAATAGATTTTTGTAATTCTTTTCCACCAAGTTCTTCTTTGTTTTGACTTGTGAAAGCTGGTTCACTTACTTGAACATAAAGAACAACAGAAAGTCCTTCTTTGTAATCTTCTATTGTAGGTTCAGCATCTTTAGGAAGAACACCTCTCATAGATTTAAACTTCTCATTGAAAGCTGTTACTAAAGCTTTCTCAAAAGCTTTCTCGTGAATACCACCTAAACGTGTTTTAATTGTATTTACATATGATTCCATTTTGTAATCATAACCAGTATCATAACTGAAAGCTAACTCAATAATTGTTTTTCTTTCAACGTCTACTGTTCTTGGATTTTCTCCATTGTTATCTAATACAGAAACATTATATTCAATAAACTTGTCTTCTGCTTTAATTTCAACTATATCAGAGTATCTGTCTTTAGTTTGAAGTAATTCAACTAAGTTTTTAATGTTATTGTTCCCTTCAAAGTATTCTCTTTGAGGTTTTCCATTAATTTCTTTGTGTTCATTAATTACTTCAATATTAAGTCCTGGAACTAAGAAAGATGTTCCTTTCAGACGATCAATTAAATCATCATAATCAGGTTGATACTTAGATTGGAATACTGTATCATTTAATTTGAATTTAATTTTAGTTCCTGTTTTAAATAATTTCTTTTCTTCTGCTGGACGATTGTCTTTAGTTTCTTTTAAGATTGTTAAATCTTTTAATTCTTCAAATTTAGTATAACTTTCATCTTTAAAGAAACCTGGTTTTCCATCTTTAAAATGTAAAGTATATATTTTATTGTCTTTAAATACTTCTGCTATTAAAACAGAAGATGACATTGTTACAGAAGAACCACCGACACCATTAAGTCCACTTGAAAATCTATCTGAATCTAATTCATAGTTTCCACCTGCTTGTGAAACACCTAAAGCTAAGTAAAGAGAACTTGCTGGCTTTCCGTCTGCTGTTTTTGATAAAGCGGTAGGAATACCAGTTCCAGAGTCTTGTGTTTCAATAAATCCATCTTTATAGAAATGAACTCTAATATTTTTCTTGTATTTATCATTTTGTTTTTTTAGAACATCGACACTATTATCAAGGATCTCACGAATAGCGACTGTTTTTTGAGCAGAAAAAGGATAATCTTCATCTCCAGTTTCTCGTCCGAATGTTAAGGACATACGTTTAATTAAGTGTTGCCTTTGAGACAACGCTAAAATAGTTTCTTCATTTTTAGCCAATATATTTACATTCCTTTCGTTGTATTTATAAAAAATATCTTTTTTTACATTATATCACTTTTTTATCAAAAAAACAAGAAAAATATTTTTTTCTTCGTTTGCTCAGAATCGATTTCAAATTTTCGATGTTGATATATCAACGTTTGTAGCACCTGAAAATTCGTCAAATTTGGCAAAAAATGCTACTCACGTATAGTAGTCGAGACTTAACGTAAAAATCGCTCAGAATCGATTTATTTGATTTTTTTAAAAAAAGTAGTTGACTTTTTTTAAATAAAATGTTATAATAAAAATCTACATTGTCCGTATCGGACGAAACTATCTATTAACATCATAAAAGAAAAGCAATAAGGGTTATCTTATTGCTTTCTTTTGTTTTCTATTATTTTTTTGTGTAATTTTTTTATTGTTGGAGATAATTTTATTTTTAAAGTATCTCGTGGTTCAACATAAGAAAAAGAACGAGTGCTTACATTATACTTTTTAAGTTTTTCTGTTGTTTTAGGTTTAGATGTATATATATAGAATATTCCGTGGCAATCATAAATACCTTTAGTCAATATTTCATTAATTATAACTTCATCTAAAGCATTTAAAACTTGTTCTACATCATTTTGTTGAAATTTTAGTCTATCACTTATTTTTTTAATAACTTGTGTTCTACTAATGCTACCACTTTTATGTGGTTCTAACTTCATACATATACCTCCTAATTAAAAATTCATACAAATTAATTTAGTAGCTGTATTAAACTCTTTTAAAATTAAGTTGTAAATATAGTCTTCTAAGTCATCTTCCTTGATATCTTTATGATTTTTAAAGTTTTCAAGAGAATATGTGTTGTTTTCTTTATTGTAGATTACAGGAAATATAAGCCTTGACAAATCAAGGGAAGCTTTATGTCTATTTGTTTTTCTTTGAATTTTATAATTAACACTATCAATAACATTTATATAGACTTTATTTTTATCTTCTTTTTTAACATTTATAACATCTAAAGAATTCAAGTTATCAAAAGTATCATTAAACTCCTTATCAATTTTTTGTCTAAAATCTTCTGTTATAAGTATAGTTTTAGAAGTTAGCTTTTTGTTTTTTTGTTGATTGAATAACATTTTATTAATTAAAACCTTTCTATATATTATTAACTATAATCTGACATTAAGTCATCCATTAAATTATCTATTTTATCTTTTTTCACTACAACTTCAGTCATAGTCTCTTGTTGTTTTGGTAAAACAACTTTTCTTTTTTTCTTAGTTTGTGTCATTTCATTTTGATAAGACTCTTCTAAGTCATCCCAGTTTACATCAGTTGCAGCTTCAAATACTTCGTCTTGAACTTCTTCTATTTTGTATTTTTTAACATCAAATACAACATTGTTGTTTGATTTTTCTTCTTTTTCTTCTTTCCCAAAATTTTCAAAATCTGGTAAGACAGATACTTTTTTAGTTTTTCTAAGAGAACTAATAATATTATATCCTAAAAGAACAACAACAAGTACTACTAAGAATCCAACAAGACCTAAAAATATAAATTTTATTGATTCTAAATCCATATAATATCACATAAAATGAAGTATAATCAACATTTTATGACTCCTTTCTTTTTATTTAAATTCTATTAAATCTGTTTCGTAATCCAGATACACCTATATTTTGAGAAGTTTGAGAATTTGTAAGTCCATTATTAAATGTAATGTCTTTTACAAAAGTTTTATAATTAAAACCAGCATAAGTAAAAGCTGTTTTTAATCTATCAGACATATAAGAGCTATAATCATTCCAAGTATCTGTTTGTTCATCGTATTCAAATAATACTTGACAAGGTATTTCTAAAGTTTCTCTATTTAAACTACCAGTTACTTCACTTATCTCTTTTACTCTATATTTACCATGAATATTTTTCGTTAATTGAATAATTATATTAACTGTATCTAAGATACTTTGGTTAGCACTTTCAGTAGGTTGTGGTAAACCTTGTAAACAGAATTGAGACATTTTTTTTAAAGCCATTCTTGAATCATTTGCGTGAAGAGTTGTATACCCAACTTGACCTGAGTTAGCAGCAACTAGGAAATTAAAGAACTCTTTAGAGCGAGTTTCTCCAATAATTAGGATATCTGTACGTGCTCTATTTATTTGTTGTACACACCAATCTAAAGTAGCAACATCATTCATATCTGAGCCAGGTCTCCAAACAGAAGCGTGATAATAAACAACATTAGGTTGAATTAATTTTAACTCTGGGCTATCTTCTGCTACACCAACTCTTAAATTATTATCCCAGTTTTTAGTCATAGCTTCTAAAAATGTAGTTTTACCAGCTCCAGTAGAGCCAGATAATACTACATTTAAAGGAGTTTGACTTAAAGCTATTATAAAATCTTTCATTTTAGAATTCATAGAACCACTTGAATAAATATCTTGAATAGTTGCTAAAGATTGGGATTTTTTAGCTATTGTAACCATAGGGACATCTACTGCAGGAGGTAGCATAACGTGTACCCTAGCAGAGTTTTTTTTATTATTCAGCCATAAACGTCCTTCTGCTATATATTTTAATGTATTAGGATTTTTGTCTGGTTCAATAAGTTTTAATAACTCTTTTGTTTTATATATATAATCTTCTTCATTTTTAAAAGCATTCTTATATTCTATTCTCTTTCCTTTTTCTCTTGTAAAAATAGAATTAGTGCCGTTTGTTGCTAATTCAGAACATTCTGGTTTATCTTCTAAAAATGTTTTTATTATTTGTTTCCATTCCAATTGTTAGAACCTCCATATTTTTTATTTATAATATCTTTTATTCCAATTCTACAATCTTATCAGAGATATCATTAATCAAATGATTGTGAGCAATAAAAATTAATTGAGTATTTGTAATTTCAGCAATTGTTTCTAAAATATTTTGTGTTCTTTCGTCATCCATAGAAACAAGAACTTCATCAAGAATTAATAAACTTTGATCTTCATTATTCAAGAATAAAGAAATAGCAATCCTTAAAGCTATAGCAGCAGTTGACAGTTCTCCACCAGATAACAATCCTACAGGTCTAATTATATTATCTTTAGTTTGAACAATAACTTCAAATTTATCATTTAATTCTAATTTTAAGAAATCATTATTAGTAAACTTCATAAAGATATCAGAAGCAATATCTGTAATCATTGGAACACTATTAAGGATTCTTTCTTTTTTGAATTCTGTTAATAGTTTAATCATTTTTACATACACAGAAACTTCTGTCATTAATTTATCATATTCTAATTTTGCTTTATCTATTCTATTTTTATCTAAAATTAGATTTTCATATTTTTCTTTAGAATACATGAATTGTTGTTTCTTTTGTAATAAATCAGTTTTTAAATCATTGAACTTTTTGTTTTCATTAAGAGTGTCATTTTTTAATACTTTGTAAGATTTTTTATCTAAAGCATTAAGTTCATTCTTTTTGCTTTCTAATTGTTTTTTCTTTTCTTTTTCTTCATTAAGTCTATTAGTGTATTCAATTACATTTTGTTCTATTTCTTTAGTTAATGAAATAGCTTCTTTGTGTAAATTAATTTCACTAAGATGATTATTAACAACACTTAATTCAGTATCTATTTTTTTAATAATTTTTTCAAGTTTTTTCAATTCTTTTTCTTTTTCTTTATATAGAAGTAAAGCTTCTTCTTTTTCTTTTTTAAAGGCAAGATTTTGATTGTATATATTAAGATTATTTTTTTCTTCATTTAATTTTGAAGTTAAAGATACAATTTCAACTTCAATATTTTTGAAATGCTCTTTTTTATTTTTTGTCTTCTCGACAAGATTCTCAAGAGATTGAAACTCTTCTTCTATAGGACTTCCACAAACAGGACACGAAGCATCATTATTTTTCAATGCTTTAATTAATTGATTATTATGTGTAATCTCAGTTTTCAAAACAAGTTTTTCTGTTGTTTTGTCTTCTATATCTTTTTCAAGTTTTTGAATATATTCTTCTGTTTCTTCTATTAATAAGTCTAAATCAAGAATAATTTTTTTGTTTATTTTTTCTTCTAAAGATAATAGAACTGATTTTATATAATTATATTTATCAGTTTCTGTTTTAAGATTCGTATTTAATTCTTTTTGTTTTTCTTTTAACTCATCTTCATTTTGTAATACTTTAACTTTTTTATTCTTCTTATTATTTTCTAACATTTTAATGTTTTCATCTATAACTTTATTATAATTAGATATATTACTTTTAGTTTGAATGTATTCTTGAGTTAATTGATTTTTAATTTCTTGTTTTTTGTCTTCTTCTTCTAATTCTTGATTTTTTATTTCTATTTGTTCTTTTAATAAATCATAATCTTTTTTACCACTATTTAAAAAGTTTCTTAATTCATTAATAGTATCTTTTTCTGTGTTTATTTTTTTGATTACTTCCGAGTCATCTTCAACATTAATTAAATTAGTTGCTTTTTGTAATGTTTTATATTCTTCTTTGGCTAAATCGATACTTTTTGTTAACGCTAAGATACCTGTTAATTTTTCTATTATAATAGAACGTTCTTTAGCAGAAGCAGAAATAATTTGGTCTACTTGTTTTTGTTGTATAAATATAGAAGATAAAAATCCTTTTTCATCTATTCCAAGTAATTCTCTAATGTATCTTTCTGTATGAGAAACTGCTGGTCCAGCTTCTTTTATGTATTCATCATCTTTCTTTTTGAAAACATTACATTCACAAGTTCCTTTATTGTCAAGTAATTTTCTTTTTATTTTATATTCATCTCCATTTACTAATATATATGAAGTAACACTTACTTCTTTTTCTTTAGCGTCTACTCCATCTCTAATAAATGTTTTGTTTTTTTGCCCAGAGAACTTTGTTCCATATAGACACCAAGAGAATGAATTAACTATTGTTGATTTTCCACTACCATTTACTCCATTAATAGAAGTTACTCCTGTAAGATGTGGTTTAAAAACGAAATCTTCATGAGATCTTATATTTTTAATGTGTATTTCTTTTATAAGTAAACCCATTTATTTTTTCCTTTCTTTTTTTTAAAATTACAAGTTTCGAAAATATTTTTTCTTGCTTAATATTATTATTCCATATTTTATTTTTTTTATAATATATATAGAAGATTTTTTAATTTTTTTTTATTATTTTTAACTTTAGCATTCGAAATTTCTGTATAGGTAATTTTAAATTTCTGTATAGGTGATTTGAAAAAATTGTATAGGTAATTTTATTTTTCTGTATAGGAGATTCGAAATTTCTGTATATCTAATGAATCGTCCTCACTCTTAGAGTCGCAAGACTTAGGACGTGTTATTTTTGACCCTATAAAAAAGTAAATAAAAAGAGAAAAATAAAAAAGAAAAAAAATGTTTCTCATTTTTTTTCAGAGAAAAAAAATAAAGAAAAATGAAATTGTTCTTTAAAAAAATAAACAATTTCAACTTAACAAAAGTTAACCTTTTTATTTTTTGTTTTCAACAAAAAATGAATAAAAATTTTTTTATGGAATAATAATATAGAAGATTTTTAATTTTTTTTAAAAAAATATATGAAAATAAAATAAAAATATGGAATAATAATAGTAACTAAAAAACACAGAAAATAAAAAATAATAAAATAAGGAGAATCAAATGTTTGTAAAATTTAATAATATTCAAAATGAACGTTCAGAATTAAAAATTAAAACAACTAAATTAGATAAAGAATTAAAAGGCCTAAAATATACAAATGTAGTTAAATACAGTAATATTATTAATAGAGTAGAATTTGCTAACTTTAAAGCATTTGATTTAAATGTTTTATTTACTTTATTTTCTTGTTTAAAAGATACTAAAGAAAAAGGAAACGTTTTTTATGCTTCAGATATAATGAATAAATTAAAAGTTAGAAGAACATACAAAGAATTAGAAGAATCTTTATTAAAAATCTTTAATACTATAGAAGGATCTGAAATCTACAATTCTTTTGGAGAAGTAACAGATAAGATTTATATGTTTGATTATTTTAATTGTTTTAAAACTGAAGATAATAAAAGAAAAATAGACATCAAATTAAGTTCTTTAGGTAAAAAATATTTAACTAATTTTAGAGATGGAGAATTTACTTATTTTGATTTACAAGAGTTTTTATCTATTAAATCTTTATATGGTAAACATTTATATAGAATGTTAAAACAATTTAGATTTACAGGAGTCTTTACTATTAAGATGACTACTCTTAAAAAAATCTTTGATATACCTTCAACTTATACAAATTCAAGAATTGTAAATGAGTTATTATATAATGCTTTATCTGAAGTTTCTAATTATTTTAAAGATTTAGAATTAATAAAAAATCATACAGCAATTAAAAATAGAATTCATTCTATTACTATAAAATTCTTACCTCAAAATCATATTAGTTATTGTTTAGATGAATTAAATATAAAAGAATATGAAGATAAATTTATGACAGAAGAAGATGTTCTATTAATGATTAAAGAAGAAGTAAATAAAGGAAATCAAGAATCAGATTTATGTGTTAAATTACAATCTTTATATGGAATGTTAACAGGTAAAGATAGTACAAAAATCAAAACTCTTGTAAATAAAGCAAATAAAATTGAAACTTCAAATGATTCTGTAAATATAAATATTATAGAAAACGAAACAGTTAAAAAAGGTTATGATATTATTGATTATCTTGATAATATGGATGCGTATGATGAAGAAGAAGATACTATTGAATTATCAAATGATAATATGTTAACAGAAGAATTACAACCTAAAGAAAATGTTGACACTATAATAACAGATGGAGATAATATTTCTTTAATTCAATATACATTAGATTCTTTACCAACAGAAAACTTAGAATCTGAATTACCTTATATTGCTGTAAAAGAAAATGATAAATATATTGAATTAATTGAAGATAAAGCAAAAAATATTATCTTAACAGAAAAAGATTTAACATTAATTAATACTTATATAGGAAAATTAAATAATATTGGAAAAGCAAGAAGTATAGATAAAAAAGATTTTAGAGAAAAATATATGGAGTCTATTTTTGCTAAAATGTCTATTTCTTTATATTATAAAACAACATTAGATTCTTTAAAAAATATATATGAAATGAAGAAAAATAATTCAATCAATCTTCCTGATAAAAATATTTTTGCGTTCTTAATACATCAAGAAAACTCTATCTTACAATATTTTGAAACAACTAAATCAGAAGAATTTGTTTATTATACTAAGCTATTAGAGTTAGAATTATTTAAAGAATTATTAAAACAAAAAGAATTATTAAAATCAGATAAAAAGAAAAATATAGAAGTTGTTTCTATAAAAAATAAAAATATTCCTTTATTGTTAAGAATTATACCTAATTTTGTTACTGTAGATGAAAATTATGAATTATCTAAAAGAGAAGCAGAAAAATTAGTTGCTGATTTCTATATTCAATTGAATTCTAATTTAAAACCAGTTATTAAAGATGAAAGAAAACAGGATATTTATACAAATGAATTATTATTTGCTGGTTTTGAAGATAAACTAACTGAATATATTGAAAAATATATAAAACTTAATGTTAATAAGATGTTAAAATTAGAATCTAAAAGTGGTTATGAAAAAGATAAGTTTGATTACAATTCTATTATTAATATAGCTAAAGTTATAATTGGAACTATAGAAAGATTCAATTATAAAGAATATATAAAAGAAGAAGAAAAAGAAAATATTAAAAAATCTTATTCAATGGCTAAAAAAATGAAAGTAAAAGCAGAAACAGAAATGGATAAAAAGTTTGTTAAAAAAGATGATTTTTATTATTAATTTTTAAGAAAGGACAAAAAAATCTTATGTTAGGAACAATGAAATTAAGAGTTGATACATATGACTCTAAAAAACCTCATTATGAATATATACTTTCAGAAGAAATAGAAGAAGTCAAAAAAAATATGTCTTTTCATTTGAGTAAAAAAATAAAAATTCAATCAAAAGATATAATACAACGGATTTTAAAAGGTAGAAATGTTAAAACATATCTATTTAATCCAGATTTTCCAAAAATAGATGAAGTTTTAAATAAAGAAACCTATCAATATAGAACAATTGAACAATTAAATTATGTCAAAATAGATTTTTTATCAGAACAAACTTTTGAAAATCCTAAAATTATTGATTTTGTAAATAGATTGAGGCATAGTGATAAGTATAAAGAAGTTCAAAGAATTAATATGATGTTTTATTATATGTTTTCTGAAAAACAATGGAAAGAAATAAGAGAAATTGTTTTTACTGAGAACTTAAAAGATATAAAAGAAGAAAGTTTGTTGAAAACTGGTTATATTTATGAGAAAGTAATAAGAAATCTTGTTAAGATTTATGAAATTATAGAAATTAATGAACCTAAAATTTATAATTTATTTATAGAAGAATTAATTGAAAAATTTATAGATTACTCATTGTATCAACTTTTTAAAGAAGAAAAGTTTTCTCTTGTTTTAAAACAAGAAGAATATTATAGATTAAATAATTCACTTGATTATATTGTGAAAAATATTTATTCAAAAATGAAAGAATTCAATAAAAACAAAAAATTAAAAGATGAAATTATAGATGATGTAAAACCTTTGACTTTTAATTTTATTTCTTCAGATGATTCTTTATTTGATAAAATAAAAAAAATCAATAGTCAATATTCTTTAGATGAAGAAATAGTTTCTGTTTTAGATAGGTATTACACATTTAAACATTTTGAAAACGTGTACACTAAAATGATGTCTAATAAGCAATATTTAAATATGAAAAAAAATGCCAGTTCTACTTATTTAGATTATAGAGCAAATTTTATTTCTACAAGAATGTGTTTAAGTTATCCTTTATATTGTAAAAATAAAGAATGTCTTGTATGTAATGTAATTAAGGAACTTGTAAAAAGAGAAATGTTTTATGTCTATAATAAATACTTAAAAGAATTAAACGAAACAGAAGATACTTTGAAAAAAGAAATTATTTCTTTTAAGCAAGAATATTTAAAATTTTTATTAGATTTTAAAAAAAATATGGAATAATAATAATATAGAATAAAATATTTCAAAAAAAATCTAAATTTAAAAGATTTTATGGAATAATAATAATATATAATAAAAACAAAAAAGGAGAATTGTAAATAATGCAATCAAAAGTAATATTCGAATGTAATCTAACTAAAAAAGGAGAATTAAGATACGCATCAAACAATAATGCTTTCTTACCTATTTCTGTAGCAAGAAATTATAGTAGATATAATGAAACTACTAAACAATGGGAAGAAATTGGAACTTTTTATTCTAATTTAACTTTATTCGGAAAACAAGCAGAAGGTTTTGCTCAATCTAATATTCCTTTAGGTACTTCTTTAATTGTAGCAGGAAGATTTAACGCAAGAATTAGCAAAGCATATGTTGATAAAAATGGTGTTGAACATCCCGCTCGTCCAGAAGAAGAAATTTTTGTAGAAGATATTGCTGTTAAATTTGTAGGATATTCTACTATTGATGTAGTTAAAAAGAACGGTCAAGGTTCTGCTCCAATGACACAAGCAGCAAGCACTCCAAGACCACAAGCGAACACTAATTCATTTGCTACTCAACAACCAACGTCTACACCTGTAAATAATACTCAAGTATCAACAGAAGATGATAGCTTTGGTGAAGAAGAATGGGATTTCTAATCTAATATAATAAACGAAAAAGGAAATCTAATGCTTTAGGTTTCCTTTTTTTGAACCTCTTTTAAAAACGATATTATAAAAAAATACAAAAATGAAAGGGGTTTTATTATGTTAGATGATAAAAAGCAAACAGCAAAAGAGATAAAACAAGAAGTCGAAAAGACAACTCAACAAGCTATCCAGGCTTTGAAACGAATTGCTAAGATAATTAAAGGTGTTGTTGTTTCTATAAAAAATCCTGTAACTTGGATTATAGCTGGTATTATTATTCTTGTTATTGCTCTTATTGGTATGACTCAAGTGCTTGGCAAAAATGAAGTTGGACACGTTTGTGTATATACAGATGATAAAGGTCAAACAGTTCAAGTAGATGAAGAGAAAGCAAAAAAAGAAGCTGAAGCAGAAAACAAAAAATATGCTACATCTTCTGCAAAACCAACTCACAAAGATAAATGTGAACGTATAGGATGGGGTATAAAAACTGGAACTACAGGTTCTGTTACTAATGACGATGCTACAGCCAATGGTGGAGGAGAGTTTGGTTCTGTTTCTGCTTGGGATGATAATAAATCAGATTTTGGTAAACCAGATATGAGTCATTCAGGTTATAAAAGCAACTTGATGTTCGGTCAATGTACTTGGTATGCTTATGGACGTAGAGCAGAAATAGGAAAACCAATGCCTACACAAGCAATGGGAAATGGTGGAGATTGGGGTTATACAGCTCAAAGATTAGGAATGGATGTCGATCATACACCAAAAGCTGGTGATGCAGTTAGTTTTCCGCCTGGTGTTTCTGGAGCAGATAAAACATATGGACACGTAGCGTTTGTTGAGAAAGTTCTTGATAACGGAGATTTTGTAGTTTCTGAATCTAATGTTGGTGGATATCCAGCAGGAACTGTAACAATGAGAACTATTCCTGCATCTTCGGCTCAATATGCTTGGTTCATTCATTAGAAAAAAAAAGAAAGGATTTTTATATGAGTAAAAATAATAAAAATGATAAAAATTCATTAATTATAAAAACTATTATAGTTTTTGTTTCTTTATGTGTGATTGGTGGTCTATTATATATGTTTTTATTTTCTAAATCAATAAATAAAAAAAATATAGATATTCCAGAAAAAAACAAACCAGAAGAAATTGTTAATAAGTTTATTACTAATTCAACAACTATAGGAACATATAATGATAATTTAGGTTTTGTTTTTGGTGAAGCTGGTAAATATATTAATAGAAAAACAAGAATGGACGCTTGTTTAGTTTCTAAAGTTTATATAGATAATAAAATATATGAAAGCACTTGTGATGAAGGTATAATAAATCAGACAAGTGATAAAACACCATATTTCTTTACAAGTAAACCAGAAAACATAAAAATGGAAGTAAAAAGTAAAGAAGAAGTTGTAATTAACGATAAGAAAACATATAAAATAACTGTGTCAGTTGACTTTGATGTAATTAAAACTAATTATATTACAAATGTTAAAAAATCAAACAATGATAAATACACAGTTGATTTAGTTTCTAAAAAATATGAAATTAGAGATGCTAAGTTAATATTAATGAATTCAGAAGATAATGGTTGGACTATTATTGATATGGAAGATTTAAACAATAAAGCAACTAATTTATTAGCTACTTGGAACAATGTTGGAAATGTTTTTGAATATGATAAAGGAAATAATGCTGGAACTGAAGAAAAAGTATATACAGCAGAAGAAATAAATTCTTCTATTGAAAAAACTATGAAAACAAATCAAGTGGGTAAAGTTTTAGAAAAAGAAGATGAAAATCAAGAAGAGGAGTAATATATAGTTTTATAGAAAGGATATTTTTATGAGAATAAGAAATCAGCAACAACAACCAGTAAAAAGAAAAGGAATAAGTGTAATTTTATTGCTTTTAGTGGTGCTTTTTGTAGGTGGATATATATATATGAAAGGAAATCCATTTGCTAAGGAAACTTTAGATATTAAAGAAAAAACATCACCAGAAGAAGCAGTTTCTAAATTTATTGGAGCTGCGGCTAAGATAGGTGATAACGAGCCAACATTAGCAGCAATGTTTGGAGATACAACTACACAGAATAAGAAAACAAGATTACAAGCTTGTCTTGACGCTAAACATTATGTAGAAGACAGAGTTTATGAAAGCACTTGTGATGAAAATATAGTTTTACAAGCAAGTAAGAAAACACCATATTTTTACACAAGTAAACCTGATAACTTTAGACTAAAAATTAATAGCAAAGAAATTGTTGATGTGGGTGGTAAGAAAACAACAAAAGTTAAAGCTACAGTAAGCTTTGATGTGATTAGAAAAAATTATTTAATTAATGCTACAAAATCAACAAAAGATAAATCTTATTTAAATATAGTAGAGAAAAAATATAAAGTCGAAAATGCTGATATTATTCTGTTGAATACAGAAAGTTTTGGATGGAAAATAGTAGCTATGGATGACTTAAATAATAAAGCAACTGATTTATTAGCAACTTGGAATAATATAGGTGCTTTAAAAGAAGATGGTGAAGAGATTTCAAAACAAGAAGCAGAGTATAAATCAGATGATATTTTAAAATCTATAAAAGCTTACGAAGAACCTCAACAAGAGCAATCTAAAGAAGATTCAACTGAAAACAAAGATGAAAACGCAACATCTACTGATGAAGACAAAGAAAAACAAGGTGATGAAAATGGAGAATCAAGAAAAGAAGACACAACACATTAATGAAGAATTAGTAGAAAAAGAAATAGTTGAATCAGAAGATAAAAAAACTTTATTAGAAGAAGACTTTGATGAAGAAGAATTATTTGACAATGAAGACTTAAAAGATTACGAAATGCAGTACACTATAGAAGACTTATATGCTGACAAAGAAGGCTATAAGTTTAAAAATAAATATACATATAGGAGTAATCCTCCTATATTGTATATTACAGACAATATAGGAAACGAGGCCTCTTTCGCTTTAGATAAAAACACAGTAAAAAGATTAAGAAGTGATTTAGATGAAGTTTTTAATGCTTTATATGGATATAGATATTCAAGTAAGAACTTTGAAAATGAATTAAAGATAAAAGATTGGCAAAAGCTACCAGAGGTTATCTCTGAAAGAATAAAAAAGGCCCCTTTAAAATATGGTATAATGGCAGTATTAACAGTTATAATTATGGTAATTTTAGCAATTGGATAAAAACTATTGATTTTTTAAATATTATATGATATAATAAAAATAAAAAAGAAAGGAGTTTGAGATATACTATTGTATATTGAAAAAACAAAAAAATATGGCTGAAGATTATTTGCATAGAGGTAAAAAATATGTAAAACAAGGAACAGTAAAAATAGATAAAACAATAAGAGTGAAACTATGGTTGTGGCGTATTATATATGCTGTTATCTTTTTCGGAATTGTAGGAACTGGTGGATATATAACAATGAAAATTATCGACAAACCAATTTATTACAATGGAGAGTGGATAACAACAGCCGGAAACGATCATCATTCTCTTAATGAAGGAGATAAAGTTTTAGTAGGACCAGAAGAATATACATTGTCAAGTTCAATTGGTTATTTAACTAAGAGTACACCAGTATCAGAAATGAAAATAGTAGGATTACCTAATAGTATTGTAGCTTTAGGAAAGAAAACAAAAATAGGTAATGATGAGTATGTAGCAGAGTGTATAAGTGGTGGTTGTGAACCAGGTCAATATGTATCTATAAATTACAAACAAGTTTTATATAAAAAATAATAAAAAAAAGTCTTAATTGATAAAAAAATTAAGACTTTTTCTTTTGTTTTATGGAATAATAATAATATAAAGAAAATAAAAAAAATGAAGAGGAATAAAACATAATGATAATAGCAAAAAGTTTAAATGTAGGCTTTGTAGTACCCTCTACAGAGAGTATAAAAGAAATAGAAAATGAATTAAGTAAATATGATGTAAATTTTGAATTAACATATACAGAAAAATATAATATAGTTGATGAAAAAATTATCTTTAGAGTTGAAACAACTCAAGTAAGAGAAAGAGATTCTGAGCATTATTTATTAAAAGTATGTGATAAAGTATTTGAGAAGTTTGAGATTTATAATCCATTTTTCTTATTAGATAATTAAAAAAAAGAAAGGAGCATAAAATATTTTTTATATTTTATGAAAAATAAAATGAAAGATAATATAAAAGAATTTTATAATAAACCAAAAAATTATAGAATTGAATTGGTTATCCACGATGGAAACTGGTATACAAAAGAAAAATGGGCTAAGATAGCAAGGGTATCAGTTTCAGATATAGAAAAGTATATAGATAGTGTAGATTATTTAATTAAAACAAATGACTCATACAGATGTAATTATGATGAAATTATTAGATGGTATAAGAGTAAAAAATTAAATATAACAGCAGAGTTAATACCTAAAAACTTTCCACCTAAATTATGGGGCGGAAAAACAGAAGTAGAACATTTTTTAGAGTCGCCAAAGACAGAAGTATCAACAATGTTAGTAGAATATAAAGGTCCTAATAATGAATTATACGAAGCTATTATAAATGAGTTAAGATATTATGGTTATTTATTATCAACAAAAAATAATAAAATTAAAGTGTATTGTATTTCACCTGAATTAATTAAACATAAAGTAATTCAAATTGTTCCAAAGAATGAAATAGAACATTTTAATTTTAGAAGTAGAGAAGATTTTTATTTAAGATTTTTAATAGACATTAATGAAAATTATCTTGAAAAAGCTTTAGAGTTTTACAATTGGTATGCTTATACTTTATTGAAACCTCAAATGGAAACTATTAGAATCTTTTTAGAAACAAATGAAGCTATTTACTCTAAGATAACAGAATGGGTATTAACAGCAGTTCAAAAATATGATGAAACGCAATCAGTTCCATTTAGTGGTTATTTAGCAAATGTATTACGTTCTTGGCCTTATGATTTACCAAGTGAAGAATATGGAAAACAATTGTCAGCTTTTCATAGAAATAGACAGAAATTAATCAAAGAATGTAATAAGAAAAATGAACCAGTACCTGAAGCAAGAGAATTAGCAGAGATTTTAGGAATTACATATGAAGAATATTTAGAATTTGATTTTGAATATAATAACTGGAGAAAGAAAAAATTTGCTGAAGAAATTGTTTTTGATAAGAACAAAGGAAATGAAAAGAAAGCATACAATTTGATGACTAAGAAAACAACAGAAGATTTAGATCAAAGTTATAATTTTAGTAAGATGATTTTACAATTATTTAATGAAACAAAAGATGCTAAATCTGTATATGCTTTATTAACTAATGATTTAGATAATATTGACAGTAGTTTTAAAGAGGAACTCTATAATGCAACACAAAAGAAAAATATTTAATTTGATTTTATCTCTTTTAGTAATATTAAATTTGTTTGGATATCTTATAATGTTTAATATTATATCTACATTAACGCAAATAAGAGATTTAGATAGAGTTTATTTAAAATTATTTTTTGAATCAAGAAAAGCAGAAAATGGACCTTTACAAGAATTAAATACTTATAATCAATATTTTGAATATAGATACTTTTTATTGGCTGGATTAACTTTTTCTTTATGTGTATTAATTGTTTTGATTTATCTAAACAATAGGAAAAAAGAAGAATAAAAAGAAAGGATTTTATAATATGTATATTGAATATTTTATAAATAAAGAGTATTCTTATTTGATTACAATTTTTTTATGTATATCTGTTTTGTATTTTTTAGTGCTTATTTTATTTTTATTAAATAGAAAAGAAATAAGAGTAGGTACAAGTTTTATTGCTTTGATAGTATTTTTTATGGGAATGTTTTCTTTAGATAACTATGTCACAATGTTGACATCAAATAAATATACAAAATCAAGTGAAGATAGTGTTTTAATGTATCAGTCAAGAGGTGAAGAATATGTTAAAATTTTAGCTAAAAAAGCTGGTTCATTAGAACTGAAATCACGTAATAAACAAACATACAAATATTATTTAAAAGAAAATGAAATGATGAAACTAAAAGTTTTATATGAAGATGAGAACAAAGATGAAATAGTTTTAATGTCAAGCGAAGGAGAAATAATTCCTTTCAGTAAAGAAAAATTAATTAATTTTATGTTCAAAAATGAATAAAAATATGGAATAATATAAATATAAGGTGGTTTAAAAAAAATGGCAATTACATATAATATTTTAAAAGATTACGGAATCTTAGGAGACTCTGATAAAAAAATGGCAAAACACTTAGTTTTAATTGAGTGGGGAGACAATGGTGCTAAATATGATATCAGAGGTTGGGATGAAAACTTTGAAAAAATGAGTAAGGGAATTACATTAACTCGACAAGAAATGAAAGATTTAAAAGAGTTATTAAATAATATGAATTTAGAAGAATTTTAGAAGAAAGGTTTTAGTGTAAAATGAGTTCAGCTTTACAAACATACGAACAAATACAATGGAATATAATTAAAAGCTTAATTTCTATGAATGATACAAGTATATTATCAAAGAGTGTAAGTATAGAAGCTGATGATTTTTTAAATGATAAATATAAAGAATTATTTATAGTTATCAGTAGAGCTAAAAGTGAATATGAAGGTGATTTGAGAACTTCTGTTCTTTTTGAACTAATAGAAGATAACAAATTACCTTTAACAAATGATGAAATTGTAGATATATTTAATAATCCAGTTATAGAATCATATTCTTACTTAGCAAGAAAATTAAAGACGTATTCATTAAACTATAAAATGAAAACGTCTTTATCAACTAAACTTAAAAAACTTGATGAAGATATATCAGTAGAATCTATTGCTAATATATCTAATGTATTAAAGAATGAAGTAGAAGAAATTCAAAAGAAAATACCTTCTAAAACAAATGATAAAAATACTTTAATAGAAACTTTAGATAGTTTTCAACAAAGGTTACAAGAGAAAAACTTTGAAGAAGATCCAGGAATAAAAATCCCATACAATGGCTTACAATCTTATATTCAAGGTTGGAAAAAAGAAAAAATGATAACTGTGGGAGCTGGAACAGGACAAGGTAAATCTGTGTTTGCTTGTAATTGTGCTTATGAGGCTTGTAAAAATGGAAAATCTGTATTATTTTTCTCTTTAGAGATGACAAGAGAAGAAATTGTTGAACGTATTATATCTAATGATTCTAAAGTTTCTTTATATAAGTTTAAGAAAAGTGAACCAGATCCAGTAGATGTACAGAAGATTACTAAAAGTTTAGATAAAATGAAATCTTTTAAATTAGATATAGATGATACTCCTGGTATTACAATCGATATGATACAAACTAAAGCACTACAAAAACAAAAATCTGAAGAAGGTTTAGATATGATTATTATTGATTATTTACAACTTATTAAGACAACATCAAGTTTTCGTAGTAGACAAGAAGAAGTAGCAGATATTAGTAGATCAATCAAGTTGTTAGCAAAATCTTTAAAAGTTCCAGTTATGGTGTTAGTTCAGTTAAACACAAGAAATAAAGATAGTCAAGAAAGTAAAATACCAACAAAAGATGACATTCGAGAATCTGCTGCTATTGCTCAAGACTCTGATATTGTTATCTTAATTCACAGAGAGTTTAAAGAAGATGATGTAGACCCTAAAGCTACATTCTTCTTAGATAAACATAGAGGTGGACCAGCAGGTAAATATATGCAAGTTAGAGCAGCTTTCCATATTTCTGCTTTTATCGATCCAAATCCAGAAGAAAATACTGAAAATGATATACAACTTGAAGAAGACACTATAACAGATGCTAACTTTGACATCGTAGAAGACAATCAAAGTGAACCAGCAGAATACATTGATATGATGTCAGAAGATGAAGAATGGGAGTTTTAAAAATGTTGCCATTAGATGATAATTCAAAAAAAAATCAAAAATCTTTTAATTCTCATTTGTCTAAAAATGGATTTACAGAACAATATAGAGATTTTGTTGAAAAAATATCAAGTAATAGTTATTCTGTTTTTTATGGCAATATTAAAAATATATATAAAAAATATGTAGTAGAAAATGGATGGCCAGAAGACAAATTAGAAACCATTTTGGTAGCTATTGCTGAAGATATGCCAAAAAGAAAATATTTAATAAGTTTTAAGTTAGTTGAAGATTACGGAGATAAATATGATAAAGGATATTTAGATAAATACAAAACTAAAAAGAATGAGTATTTAGAGTTTAATGTAGATGATGATGACTTAGAAGATTACTTGGATGATGTTTTTGGTGATTTAGACGATTTAGATTGGAGTTAAAAATAAAAAACATATGGTTGTAGGTAAAAATGATATTAGAAATCCAGATTTGATTTTACCTTTTAAAAAAAATCAAAAAAAAATCAAAGAAAATAAAAAAAAATGGAATAATATAATAAAGGAGAAAAATTATTCTAAAAAAGAATTAGAAAATATATTTTCTGATTTTAAAGAAAAAGAAAACTTTGAAAACGAAAAGAAAACAAATCTGTTTTTCTTTGAATATTCAGAGAAAGAAAAAAATAACAAAATAGCTTTATCTTGTGTTAAAGAATTATTAGAAAAAGGTGTTTTATTAGAAGAAGTCTTTATAACAACATTAGATGAAGCAATGTCTTATATGCTTGATAAGAAATCAAAGAAAGCAGAAGAATGGAGATTACAATTTATGAATGAAGATAATAAAGTTTTTGTAATCTTGGATGCTTACACTCTTTCAAGAAATCAGTTAGAGTATTCTGCTAAAGAATTTTTTACAATATTAAAAAATAAACTGGTAGAAGATAGATATATTCATTGTTATATTTCATTAAGAAATTCAAAAGAGAAAATAGATTATATGTTTGTTGACGGAAGTAGACAATTTTTTAAGAATAATTTTATTCATTATAAATAATAAAAAAATAAAGAAAGGACCATAAAATGAACTCATTTTATGTAGAAATGAAAAATGGAATTTAAAGTAGATAGTCAAGAGTTTAAGAAAATATTAACAACTTGTATAAAAGGTTATAATCATAAAGAAGATAGCTCATATGTTCTTTTTGAAATTGATAAGAAAAAAAGACAATTAAATGTTAAATGTCGCTCAAATACAACATTATTTAGAGGAAGTGTTCCTTTACGTAGTTTAACAATTGAAGATGATGACTTAGTTGAATATAGTGTAGATGGAGTAACTTTAAAACAAATTTTATCAGTTCTTCCAGATACACCAGTTTCAATTGATTTTTCAATTCGTAATTCTATTGTAGACCGAGTGTTTACTATTAAGTTTCCTGGTATCTCAAAAGTGAAATTAAATATTGAATCAATGCCTTTAATTCACGAAGAAGAAAAAATTGAGTTTTTAGGAGAAATTAGTGCTGACGAGTTTTCTCACAGACTGAATAATTCTTTAAAATTAACAAGTAATGATTCACAATCACAAGATTCTCCACAAAGTGCAGTTCATATGTTCTTTGATAAAACAACAATCACAATGATGGGAACAAACACTATTGTATTAGGTGAGTTTAAGTTAGAAGATTTTGATTATAAATTAGAAGACCCTTTCACTTTGTTAATTAAACATCAACAAGCTTCTCTATTAATGAAAAATGTAGAAGCTAATGAAGTGTTTAGATTAGTAAAAACACCTACAATGTTTGGATATATTGATAAAGATGAGATTTTATCTCTTGTGTCAGTAGTAGATATGGCACCTGTAAAATATGAGTTTTTAAAAGAACTTATTGTTCGAGAAGATGAAATCATTATTGATAAAAATAGATTAAAAGAAACATTAGATATCTTTAGTAAGCTAAGTCCTCAAGATGCTTATGTAAGAATCTTCTTCTCTAAAGCAGATAAATTGAAAGCACAAGTGTTCTCAGATAATGAAGATGTTTTTGATTTGCCTTTAGTTAATCAATTGTTAACAGAAGACGTAACATTAATCTTCTCTAAATCAGCATTATTATCAACTTTACAAATTATCAACAAAGAAGTTAAATTAATCTTTAAAGCAGAAAACAGTCAAGCAAGTGTTGTAAAATTTGAAAGTTTAAATGAAGACAACGAAAACGAAGAAAAAGTTTTCTTAGCTGTGGCGACTACACCAGATGCAACTAACTAATTATTTTATTCCAGCGTTAGCAATACCATTTCTGCTTTTAGCTTGTATTGTATACTTTGATGCTTTCTATAAAGGCAATCAAGTTAAAGCTGAAATTGTAGCGTTAGGAAAAAATTATAATAAAATTGTACTGTTTTCTGTTATTGGATATTTGATAACATTTTGTTTAATGGTGTCAAATATTTATAAATTAACTTTATTACAAGAACAAGAAATAATCTTGTTATCTATTATGCCAGCAGTTTTAGTTTATGTATTTATAAATACAATGTATACTGATAATTTAGTTAAAAAAATCAGTAGGCAGTATTTACGAGTATGTTATATTTCTCAATTTGCAATAGGAGCATATATGATAAATCATTATGCTGGAGAGAATAAAATGTGGGGTTGGATAATGTTAGGTATTTATGTTGGTCTTGTTGTTCTTCTATTCTTGTTCGCAAGAGGAGTTGGAGCAAGTGATGTTCGTATTATAGCAGTTTTATCACCTATTCAAGTATGTTATGTTGGTTCTTTTGCTTTATTATTAACATTAGCTTCATTTTTCTTAGCAACATTATATCAATTTTATAAACAAGTAAAAGCTCAAGATAGGAAATTATCTGTTCCAATTGGACCACCATTAATTATTCCAGTTGTGATAGCTGTTTTTATATTACCACATTTTGGATATTTAATGAACTTCTAAAAAAAAATATAAAAAGCGACTAAAAAATAGTTGCTTTTTTTTTATTCTTATGTTATAATATTAATAAAATAAATTAAGAAGGTGAAAAAATGAGTAAAAAACTTGAAGAAATAGAAGAAATTAAAATGTCTCGAAAAGAAAAGAGGAAAAAACGAGATCAAGATAAAAAAGAAAAAAGAAAAGAACAAATAAACTGGTTGTATTATGTTGTAATTGGAGGAATATCGCTTACAGTAGTTGTATTCTTTTACTCAATGTATTCAATGTATCAAAAAACAGTAGATTGGAAGAAAGCACCAGAAACTAAGATAGCAGACATTCCTGCTTATATGTTGTATTTACCATTAGAAGAACAAGAAAAGGTAAAACAATATAACTATATTCAATCAGAAATTTTTGATTTAAGCACAGGTTCATTTAAAAATAACGCAAATGATGATAATATTAAAAAATTAACAGATTTATATGAAGATTTACCTAAAACATTACAAGCAAGAGTAAAAGATAACTACACAAGAGTTACAGAATTGTATAAAATTAAATCTAATTGGGAAAAACTTGTAAAAGATAAAGAAATCCAAGAAAAAGTAACACCAGCAGACATCAGTAAGTTTGTAGAAGATAACAAAGATGTAATCTTTAAATATTTACAAGAAAGAGCTCCTAAGAAATATATTACAGAAGTATACAATGAAATCTTAGAGGTCACAAAAGATGTAAATGTAGTTAATGAGTTATTAAAAACAGTTAATAGTAATTTCAATTTCAATAAAGGAAACATTGAAGTAAAAGAAGACGTGAGTTCTGATTTTATTGCTAATTATGATAGACTAAAAAGACAACTTAAAAACAAGTGGAAAATCGTATCTGGATATACAGATGAAATTATCTTTAAAGCTAAATCAATTTTAGAAAAACACGATAAAGCAATTGTTGATTATAAAGACTTTAAGAAAATTGTTGATGAAAGAGATGTTTTTGATAAGTGGTTAAAATCATATAATGAAACAAAAGATAACTTATTAAACATTCCAGATTTAACAGGTAAGTCTAAAGAAGACATTGAAAAAATTCTTAAAGAAGTTAATCTTAAAGTAGTTTATAATGAAGTTGAAGTAGAAGATGAAAAAGAAGCTAACAAAGTTATCAGACAGAAACCAGCGAAAGATTCATATGATAAGATTATGGCAGGTTCAACTATTGTTGTAGATTACACAGTTAAAAAAGAGAAAAAAGTGGAAAAAGACGAAGACAAAAAAGATGAAGATAAAGATAATGTAGAAAGAAGATTACAAAACAGACCAGAAGATAACACAAGAAACAATCGAACTGAAAACAGAAGAAATGAAGGAAGAAGGTAGAATATGAAAAAGTTTTTAAAAAAAATAAGATGGAAGTTAATAGGTAAGACGTTCTTGTTAATTCTCTTAATTGGAGCATTAACTGGAACAGCTTATGTAGCTAATGTATTTAGTAAAGCACCTAATATTGAAGAAAAAATGTTACAATCTTATCCTACTTCTAATATGTATGATAAAGATGGAAATCTTATTTGGTCTGATACAGAACACAGACGAGATTACATTACATACAAAGAGATACCTCAAACTTATGTAGATATTTTAACATCAGTAGAAGATAAAGAATATTTCACATCTAATGGATATTCAGTTAAAGGATTATTTAATGCTGGATATTCTTTAGTAAAAGAAAAATTAGGAAAAGGGAAAGCACGTGGAGGTTCTACTTTAGAACAACAATTAATTAAAAACACAGCTTTCTCTACTAACGAAAAAGATAGAACAATTGATAGAAAAATTAAAGAAGTTTGGTTATCAACTCAATTAGATAAAAACTTCTCTAAAGAACAAATCTTAGAATGGTATATTAATAAAATAGATATGGGTGAAAACTCATTTGGTGCTAACACAGTAATGATGACATACTATGGAGTATCTTTAAAAGATATGAAAGAGAAAACACCAGAAAACATTTCTAAAATCGCAACTATTGTTGGATTAGGACAAGCACCAGGTTTCTATAACTTATATGCTAACAAAGAAGCTACACAAGAACGAAGAAATATCGTTTTAAAAACAGCTTTAGACAATCAAAAGATTACTCAAGAAGAATATGACAAAGCAATAGCTATCCCAGTAGACAAAGATTTACAACCAAGATTCTGGAGAAATAAAGAAGTATCTGTAACAACAAAAGAACACAATGCTTTTATTTTCTCAACATTAGAACAAATTAAAAATATGGGATATGATATAACTCAAACACCTATGCAAATTCATACTTCATTAGATAGTAAATTGAACAGTTATGTAAAACAACAATTTGATACATATACAGGATATAAAGATAAAGACCAACAAATCGCAAGTACAATTATTGATAACGTATCAGGAAATGTAGTTGCTCAATATGGTGGTAGAAATACAGAAGCTTTTGGTATCAACAGAGCAAATCAAAGAACACGAAGCACAGGATCTGCAATTAAACCATTTCTTGATTATGGACCAGCTATTGAGTTCTTAGGTTGGGGAAGTGGACAAAGATTAGACAGTTCTCCTTATAGATACCCAGGAACAAATGTAACGGCAACTAACTATGGAGGAGCTTCTTATGGTATCGTAGATATGAAGTTCGCTTTAAAATTATCATTGAATACACCAGCTAACAGAACTTTAGACCAATTTGTAGGTTCTAACTATGCTAAACAGTATATGAAAGCATTAGATTTAGATGTAAAAGATACTTATGGTGGTTCAGACGCATTAGGACTTGATTTATCTACAGCAGATATTGCTAACGGAATGTCAACATATGCTAACTTAGGAAATCACGCAAAAACAAACTACATTAACAAATTAGTATTCTCTGATAATTCAGAATTAAAAGTAGATAACGAAAGAACACAAACAATTAAGAAAAGTACGGCTTACGTATTATTAAAAATGTTAGAAAACGTTCCAAAATCAGACGGAACAGCACCAAATGCCCAGATTCCAAGTTTCTCTGGATATGCGGTAAAAACAGGAACAGTAGCGTTTGCTGAAACAAGATGGGGAAGACCAGATATGTCTTCATCAGATAACTGGATTGCTGGAACAACTAAAAACTATGCTATGGCAGTATGGACTGGTTATGACAGACCACAAGATGCTAACGGATGGATTCCTCAAATGTATAAAGGACACGAAGAATTATTTAAACGTATAATGATTCATATTAATACAGGAAAAGACACATCAGATTGGCAAAAACCAGACACAGTAAGACAACAAGGTAGTGATTACTATCCAACAGATGTAAAAGTAGAAAGATATTACATTCCAGGAATTGAAGCGTTCAAGATTCCAAACTTTGCAGAAAACTTTACTAATAAGATATTAGATAATATAAAAGACGGTGGAATTAAAGAATACAAATTACCAGACGATTACAAAGAACAAGAGCAATGGCGAAATAAAGTAGATGATAAAACTTTATTAGGATATTGGGAAAATAATATGGATGTAGTACAAGCTTTAAGGAAAAAACATTCTATTTATATATCTTAAAACATAAAGCTCTATTCAAATAACGAATAGAGCTTTTTTAATAAATAAAGAAAGGACAATCGAAAATGAATAAAAAAATAAATATTGCTCATTTATTATATTTCAGAATAGTAGCACAAAAAGAAAACTATATTAGTTTCCTTATGAATGAATGTAAACTTACAGAAGAACAAGCGAAAAAAAGCTTGAGAAAGTTTTTAAAAACTTGTCAGTCTAAAATGTTTGTTTATAATAATACATATGAATTACAAGATGACAAAGAAGAATATTATTTACTTGATAAAAAAACAAAAGAAAGATATAGCTTGTATTTGTGTTCTTTTAAGAAATCTTTGACAACTGTAGTAGACAAAAAAATGGAAATAGACACACCAAGATTGCTATTAGATTTAACAGAGCATGGTTTTTCTGAAATAGATATTTTTAGTAGAAAACGTGAATTAGAAAAAACTAATATTGATAATACTGTTAGTTTTTCTGAAATAAAACAGGAGATTTTTGATTAATATGAAAACGTATAAAGATTTATTAACTATGATTGATAATTTACCAGATAAAGAAGATCAAGTAGCTAAATATATTGAATATTTAGAAACACAAGAAGAAGAAAACTTTAAAAAATTAAATGAATTAGAAGAACATTTTAAAGATATTCATAAAGTTTTAGAAGGTGTTTTAAATAAAACTTTCTTAACAACTGATGAAATTGAAATAATTGAAGATTTAGATTCTTTCTTCTTAGATTTCTTGTTATCTTTGAGAGCTGAAATTAACACTACAGAATTGTTCTCTATTTCTTTAAAAACGGAAGAATTGTTTAAAGATGCTAAAACATTAAGCACACATATAGAACAATTAAAGTCAGATAGATTCGATATAAAAATATTAATTATATTACAAGAATTACAAAAAATTATAGAAAATGAAGTTTATTCATTAATTGATGATTCTTATTATTTATTAAAAGAATATAAAAAATCTTTAAGCATTAAATATAAAGTTATTTATTATAATAAATTATCAAAATAATTCTTGTTGTTAAAAGAATACACTATTGTGTATTCTTTTTTTATTTATAAAGTAAATATGAAAAATAAAGATATTTCTTATATATTTATGGAATAATAAATATATAAGGTTTATTATTTAAAAAACAAAGAAAGGACCATAAAATAAAATAATTTTATGTAAAAGGAAAACAATGAGTAAACAATCAAAAGAGAAATTAAAAGCAATGATGATGGAAACTTTTGCAGGAACTGAAGAAACTGGAGAAGGAGATTTTCGTAGTCTGATTACAAAAGAGTACGCAGAAGAAGACGTTGTGGTTCCAGATAAAACAAAAGAAGAACCAAAAATAGAAATTAAACCAGAACCAGTAGTTAAACCAGAACCAGTAGTTCAAAAAGTGGAAGCTAAACCAGAACTAGTTGAGAAAAAACAAGAAAAACCAAAAGCAACACAACAAGAAAGAGTAGTAAATACTAATAAGAAAGTTGAATTTGGATTTGATAAATCAACAAGTTCTTATAGCTTAAACGGTGATTTGACAGAAGAATTGGTATTTAAAATCATCAAGTTATCAATGGTATTCAAAGGTTATCCTTTAGAAGTAAGAAAAACAATTTGTAGTTTTTATGATATTTCAGGAGAAAATGTTGGTAAAGTAGTTTATAAAGTAATGACAGAAGATGATAGTAAATTATCTTATTTAGAAACTTTAATTACATTAAAACAAACAGATGCTGTAGATAGAGCATTTACTTTAATGTCAATGGATGAATATGATTTAGCAGGAGTTCAAGATTTACTATCTGTATTCACAGAAAACAAACGTAATACATTTAATGTAGCAACAGAAAAAATTAAATTCTGTAAAGCTTTAACACAAGGTATTGATGCTTTACCAGAAGCTGCTTTAGGGCACTTAAAACCACTTGGGGAATTTATGGAATTAGGAAAAAAATAAGATGACTTTAATTAAAGTTATAAAAGATGGAAACTCTGGTAAAATCTTGTTATTAAATAAAAATAAACCATTACCAATAACAATAATTAAAGAGTTTTCATCTTGCTTAGAAGAAATTTTAGAAGATAATGTATATCAATATACTTTACAAAGAGGAAACTATACAGCCTTTATTTTAAAATGTTTATTAGAAAAATATCCAGATAAAATGAGAATAGACAATGAATCTTTAGAAGAATTAAATTACTTATCTTCTTTAACTTCTCCTCCAATAGCATCTCTTGACGCAACAGGAAATTGGATTAGTATAAGAATACCAAGAATACCTTATTATGAAAGATATTTAGTGTTAATGCAAGCAACCCCAAGAATGCTAAATACTTATTCAGTTCCAGTAGCAAGAATGTATGAAGCATTAAGATATTTAAGAAGTTGGAAACATCCTTTTTTACCACCTATAGAAATAGACGATAAATTAATTGCTTTATCAAAACATAAAACTATAGAAGATGGTAATTTTAATCAATTAATAAACTTAAATGTAGATGAATTGATTTCTATAAAAAAAGGTTATCAAGTTAACTTAGAAGGTTTCAGTAAGAAATTAAAAATTAATAATTTATTAGATTTATTAAAAAACAAACCACGAGCATATGCTGACAGAACAGAAATATATAGACTATATCAAGCACCTTTTGGACAAGATTGCTTTATGTATGCTGAAGTTTTAAATGTTCAAACTCATATGAATAAAAATGCTAAGTTCACATTGTTAATGGATGGAAAAGAGATTAGTTTTATTATGTGGGGACAAGCTTGGACTACAAAGAAATACCAAGTTGGAGATAAAATTGTAGTTAGAGGAATGAAAATTAGAAATAATAATATCTTACCTAAAGAATTAATACATCTTCAAGATATTGATAGTCTTCCTATTGTTCCTATTTATAAAGAAAGTCCATCTAACAAGATAACAACAAGAATACTTACTAATGCTATATATGAGTTTTTTGATAGAAACGAAAAAAGTATATCAAATTATGCTCCTTATATGAGAAAAAAAGAAGGTCTAATACCTATTAATGAATCTTTAAAAGAATTACATTTACCTACTTCTTCTGAGAAGTTTCAAGAATGTATAGATAGTTTAGCTTTCTTTGAGTTTGTATGTGTTCAGTTAATGTTTCTTGATAGAAAAAAAGGTGAAGAAGTTAAAAAAGGATTACCTAAATTCTATCAAAAAGGAAAAAATTATGATAAAGCATTAGCAAGCTTACCTTTTGAGTTGACAGAAGGACAACAAAATGCTATCAATAAAATCTTCAAGAAATTAGAGAGTGTAAACTCTGAGGAAATCTTACTTAATGGAGATGTAGGTAGTGGTAAAACTATAACGTGTCAATTAGCAGCTTTAAATGTTGTAGACAATGGTTATCAAGTAGCTTTATTGGGACCTACAGAGATTTTAGCACAACAATTATATTCAACATTTGTAAAGTTGTTAAAGAATATAGATGATGCACCAGTTATAGCATATATGAGTGGAAATACTAAAGCTAAAGAAAAAAGACAATTACAAGCAGCTATTAAAAATGGCGATATTGATATAATTGTAGGAACACATTCTTTATTAAGTTCTGTAGAATATAAAAACTTAGGTTTAGTAATATTAGACGAAGAACAAAAATGGGGAAGTGAACAAAGGACTGCTTTATTAGATGCTCGTAATGATGGAACAGCACCAGATATTTTAAGTCAAAGTGCTACACCTATTCCAAGAACAACAGCACAAGCTTTCTATGGAGATAAGGAACTTGTTTTAATAGAAGGCAAGCCAAAAAATAGAAAGAGAATAGAAACAATCTGGTATAAGGAAAATCCAGATGAATTATTAAGTACACCATTACATCCTATTTGGCAAGATTTAGTAAAAGAAATTGAAGAAGGTCATCAAGCATTTATAGTAACGCCTATGGTTGTAGAGAATGAAAAAATAAGTGCGGCTTCTGTTAAAAAGACAGAAAAATTAATGAATACATTATTTGGCAAGAAAATTAATATAGATGTTATTCACGGAACAGAGATGACAAAAGATAAACAAAATAAAGTAATGGAAGACTTTAGAAATAAAAAAACTGATGTTTTAATCGCTTCTACAGTAGTTGAAGTTGGTGTAGATATTCCAAACGCAACAAGAATAATTATTTTGTCTGCAGAAAGATTCGGAGCATCTTCTTTACACCAGATAAGAGGCCGTGTAGGACGTAATGGATTAGAGTCTAAATGTTATTTAGTTAGCAATAAGACAACAGGTCAAACACAACGAAGATTACAAGCATTAGTTGATTATGAAGATGGTTGGGATATAGCTTTAGTTGACTTAGATACTCGTAAAGAAGGAGATATCTTTGGAGTAAAACAAAGTGGAACAGGAATTATGCAGTTCTTTAATATCAATGAATATATGAGTATTATTCCAGAAGCTATAGAATACGCAAAAAAAATATACAATAGTAAATATAAAGAACAAGCACTTTTAGATGCTAAAGTGTTTTTAGGTAAGGTAGGTGAAGAAAATGATGGCTCAATATAGAATGTTCTTAATTAAATTAAGACGTTTATATAATGATTGGGGAGCTGCTAAATATTATGGATTATTAAGTGGTATTGCTTTAATTCTTATGATAGGTACAGGTATTCTTGATGTATACACAGGAAACGAAAATATGATACTTAAATTCGTTAAGGCTTTCTTATCTTGTATTTTAGGTTTATTGTATTTTATGATAGGTTATGTTTATACATCAGTAAGAAATATTAATAAAGATGTAACGCACGAAACATTAAGAGAAAAGTTTTCTTTTAAACAAAGAATAAATATATGTATGTTATCTTTTGCAGTTATCATTGTGTTATCTCTTTTATTATTAAAACCTGGAACTTATTTATATCCAACATTCTTTGGTTTAATTATAACAAGTATTTTTGTTATGTTAGCTTTTGTAAGACCAACAAGAGTTGAAATGATGTATGAAGAATATGGTATTCCAGATGCAAGAGATTTAAACTTTGAAAGAGAAATGGAATTAAAAGAAGAATACGAGAAACAGAAAAAAGAAGAAAAGAAAAAGAAAAAATTAAGAAAAAAAGGAAAAATAATAAATGACGAAGAAAATATTAGCGAATAATTTAACTGGTTTAATATTTCTTTTATTCCATACTTTAACATTTCTTTTATTTACTAAGTTTTTAATGACAATGACATCTAAAAGTTTAAAAGCAGTATTACCTAAAAATGTTTATGTTCCTGCTATTGCTGTGAGTTTGAGTACCATTGTAGCTGTTGTTTTATACATATATGTTTATAATAAAATAACTAAAAAAGATAATGATATTAATATTTATCCTAAATTGAATATTGATCTTAAATGGCTTATAGTAGCTGGTTTTTTAGCTATTGCTATGATATTAATTGCTTCAGGAATTCAAAGTTTAATTCCAGACCAAGTTGGAACTAATTTTACAAATAATGGAAATAAACCAGAAACCTCTTTAGGAGCTGGAGGTCCTATTCAACTGGGACTTTCTGCAGTTATTATTGCTCCATTTGTAGAGGAGTTATTCTTTAGAGGAGTTTTAAGAGATGTAATGAAAAAATGTTATCCAGTTCTTTATGTAGTAGCCTCTGGTTTAATCTTTGGCATAATTCATACACAAATAACTTCAATTAACTGGGTTTCTTTCTTAACTACAGGAGTGTTTGGTTTAATATTAGGAACGTTAGCTTGGAAAACAAACAATACATTTTATACAATGCTAACCCACACATTATATAATGGAATAATTGTTATGGGAATACTGGCAAATCTTTAAAAAAAAAGAACATTTGTTGTTCTTTTTTTATCTTTTATGGAATAATATATATATAAGAAAAAAACAAGAAAGGTAAAAAATCAAAATGGCAAAGAAAAAGACAGAAGAAAACAATCAAAATACAACAACATTAACACCAGAACAAGAGAAACGAAGACAAGCTTTCTTCGCTGCTGTTAAAGAAGTAAACAAAGAATGTGCAAGTAAACGTAAAACTAAAAACAATGATATGCTTGTAGGTTTAATCTCTGATATGAATGTTGAGGTTGAGAAGTTTTCAAGTGGTAGCTTAGTGTTAGATAATATCTTAGGTGGTGGTTTCCCACGAGGACGTATTATTGAGTTATTTGGACCAGAAGCAAGTGGAAAAACAAGTATTGCTTTAACTACTATTGGTAATGTTCAGAAAAAAGGTGGAAACGCTTTATTTGTAGACGTAGAGCAAGCTTTAGATATCGTGTATGCTCGTAAGTTAGGTGTAAATATTGAAGAATTAGCAATAAGTCAACCAACTGTAGCTGAGGAAGCCTTTAATATTATGTATCAAATGATGAGAACAAAAACAGTTGATATTATTGTATTAGACTCTGTAGCAGCCTTAGTTCCAAAAGCAGAATATGAAAAAGAAGTAGGAGCTGTTTCAGTTGGTATCTTAGCTAAGTTTATGAGTGAAAACTTAAGAAAACTTATTTCGTTAGCTAATGAATGTGATGTAACAATTATTTTCCTAAACCAAGTCAGAGATAAAATTGGTTTATTTGCTGGAATTGAAACTCCTGGTGGTAAAGCATTAAAATTCTTTGCTTCACAACGTGTAGTAGTTCGTAAGAAATCACAACCAGTAAAAGATGACTCAACTGTAATTGGTACAGAAGTAACAATGAAAGTAGTTAAAAATAAAGTTGCTCCTCCTTTTGGTGAAGGAACTACTGTATTAACTTTTGCTGAAGGTATTAACACAGGAGCAGAAGCGTTAACTATTGGAGAACAATTAGGAATTATTGTTGCTGAAGGACGAACTTATTATTATCCTAATGGAACTAAAGAATTACTTTCAGATGATACTTTAGCAAGTTGGGACACAATGAAATCAGGTAAAGAATGTGTTAAAATTGGAGTTAACAAAAAACCTGTTATTGAAGAATTAAAAACTAACAAAGCATTATATAAAGCTATTTCAGAAGAAATTGCTTCTAAATTAAAAGAAAACATTGCTACAGGTGTAAACATTGTAGAAAGTGAAGATGTTTCAGAATAATCTTAATTTAGTCAAGTAAAATCTTTTTTACTTGACTTTTTTAAAAAAATTGATTATAATATATTTTAAAGATATTTTTCTTAATATTGAAAAAGAAAGGAAAACATAAGATAAATGAAGAAAAGAAGTAAATTAATGACATTAGTAACTATGTCAGTTTTAAGCACAACTCTTATAGCTGGATGTAGCACTAATAAAACAGATAATCACTCTAAAAATGAACATTCTCAATTTCAAAAAGTATCTAATTTAGGTTCTGTAACACTTGATAAAGATGGTTCATTATTAGATATTAATAAAGATAAAGCACAAGGATTAAAAGTAGACCTTTATATTGATCCAGAATGTCCAATTTGTGTTCTTTTAGAAACACAATCACAAGAGTTCTTAAGTCAATATATTAAAGATGGAAAAATTAATGTAACATATCATCCAATTGCTATCTTTGATAAGAAATCAACAGATGCTTATAGTTATAGAGGTTCTGCTTATATTTTAGGAGCATATGAGTATTCAACAAAAGATGTAGCTGACAAATTCTTACATAATGTAATGAATAGTGATTTTAGACCTAAAACTGGAACTAATGGCTACTTAGAGAAAACTTCTGATGACAAATTCAAAGAAGCATTTATTAAAGCTGGTGGTAAACAAGAAGATTGGAACCAGATTATTAAATCTAAAGATGATTTAATGAAACGAGTTGAAGCTGACACAAGAGAGTTTGCTAACAATAAAGATTTAAGTAAAAAATCACCTTTAGGAGAAGGTAGAATATTTACACCATTTATTTTAATTAATGGACAAGATAAAGCTTTATTATTTGATGGTTCTCCTGAAACAATTGGACAACAATTCAAGAAAGCACTTGATGACGCTATTAGCAAAAAATAATAAATAATATTAAAAGAAATCTCTGAAAACGGAGATTTCTTTTTTTGTTATCAAAAAATATGTTTTTTAAAAAGTTTTTCGTTTGCTCAGAATCGATTTCAAATTTTCGATGTTGATATATCAACGTTTATAGCACCTGAAAATTTGCTAAAAATGAGAAAAAATGCTACTCACGTATAGTAGTCGAGACCTAACGAAAAAATCGCTCAGAATCGATTTATTTGACTTTTTTGTAAAATAAAAAAGTTAGCAAAAAGCTAACTTTTAATGTTGAAATATTCATATATTTCTTTCACTTCTTTATCAGTAAGATGTCCGTAGATTTTTATTTCTTCATCTAATAGTTCTTTAGAAAATTGTAACTCATTACTTTCTATATAACCTAAGAAATTAAAAATAAACATCCCTTTGTTAGATAAATCAGTTGGTTTTCTGAAAGGTGATAATATAGTATTCATTTTAAGAATCCCCTTTTTATTTAAAATATCTAAAATTTGAAAGTTCTTTCTTCAATGTAAGATAGAAAGGAGTTTCAGTTGAAAACATTAAGCTATCTTCAAGGTTATCATCTTCATCGTAGAAAGAAATTACAAAAACTCTTTCTTGTTTATCTTCTTCTAATTTTACGCTACATAAGAAATCATTTTCTTTATATATATCAAATAAAAAATAATTGAATTCTCTAATATTTAAATTATTTTTTTCAACTACATCTTCTATTATTGTTTTTGTTATCTGTATATTGTTTATCATTGTTATTTGTACCTATCTTTTCTATTTTTATAAACTTTGTAGAAAGTATATGTTAAATACGCTAACAGACCAGCGAATATAATATCAAAGAATAAACCAAATAAGAACAATGATTTAAATATTAATATATAAACTAAAAAACATCCTAATATAATTAGCATTGTATTTTTCTTTTTGTTGTTGTTATTCATTTTTTTCACCTACTTTGTTTTTTATCATTAAGCCTAAAGCGATAATAAATATAGAGCAAACAACTTGTATGAAGGCTTGTTGTAAAGAAATATCATTTAAATCCGTTGCTCCCGCAGAACCTAAAATACCGAAAAATCCAAGTGTTAACAATATGTTTCCTAAAGTGTTCATTTTTTAAAAATCCTCTTTCTTTTTTTCTAATTACATTATAACATTGATATTTTTAATTGTCAAGTATTTTTTAACAAAAATATGGAATAATAATATTATAATAAAGAAAGGACGTAATGAAAATGAACATATACTTATATACATTAACTGGAAATGGACGTAAGTTTTTAACAGAAGCTGGAATAGATATGGAAACAGTAAAAGTATTAAAAAGTAAAACAGTAGCAGAAGAAGATTTTGTTTTAGTAACTAATACTATAGGCTTTGGAGAAATACCTAAACCAGTTGAAAGATTTTTAGAAAAAAATCACGAGTTGTGTAAAGGTATAGTAGCTGGGGGTAATAGAAACTGGGGACAAAACTTTGCTGTAGCAGGAGACTTGATTACTGAAAGATATCCTGATATTCCTTTGTTAATGAAAATTGAATTAAATGGAACAAAAAAACAAAGAGAACAATTTAAAAAAATAATGGAGGAATTTGATGGGATTACCAATAATTAAGTGGACAGGTGGAAAGAGAAGATTATTAAAAGAAATTAAAAAGTATATTCCAGAAAATTACAACGATTACTATGAACCTTTCTTTGGTGGAGGGGCTTTATTCTTTGATTTAGAATTAAAAGATAAAAAAATAGTTATTAATGATGTAAATAAAGATTTAATTAATTTTTACATTCAAGTAAGAGATAATCCAACAGAAGTAATCAATGGTTTTAATGAAGTATTACCTACTCTTATCAAAAAAGAAAAATATGAAGAAATTAGAAAACAATTTAATGATAAAATAAAAAATGAAGAATACGATATTGAGTTAGCTTCTTTATTTTTATTATTAAATGTGAGTTCTTTTAATGCTTTATATAGAAAAAATAAAAACAATGAATTCAATACACCTTATTCAAGTTCAGACAGAGTAAGAAAAGTTCAAAGAAAAGTAATAGAAGAACGAGTAAAAGAAGGTTCATTATTACTTAATCAAAATGTAGAAATCTGTAATGAAGATTATTCAACTATTTTAAATAGAGCAAAAAAAGGAGATTTTGTATTTATTGATAGTCCGTATATAGATACCTTTACAGCTTACTCATCTGGCGATTTTCCTTTAGAGGAACAAGAGAAATTAGCAGATTTATGTAAAGAGTTAGATAAACGAGGAGTATACTTTTTGGCTACAAACTTAGATACTGAAAAAACACGAGAATTGTATGATGAATTTAATTTATCATCTATAGATATTGTGCATACTGTAGGAGGTGGAAACACATACAAAACTAAACAAGAATTATTTATTAGTAATGTAAAGAAAAAAGAAGAAAGAAACTTATTTAATTTAGATATTTAAAGAAAACAGAAAGGACTTGGTATTGAACGTGAAATATATAGAATTAAACAATTTAATAACAAAAAGAGATGAGTCAGGATTTTTTGATTTACAAAAAGACAAAGAAGCTATTGAATCATTTTTACAAGAAGTAGAAGAAAGAACAATGACTTTCAATTCTGAAATTAAAAGATTGAAGTATTTAGTGGATAATCATTACTACTATGATTTATTTAAAGATTACAATGAAGAAGAAATCATAGAGTTGTCAGAGTATACATTGAATTATGATTTTAAATTTGAAAGCTTTATGGCTGCTTCTAAGTTTTATAAAGATTATGTTTTAAAAACAAACAATAAAAAGAAATATTTAGAGAATTATAATCAACACGTGTTTATTGTTGGTTTATTTTTAGCTGATGGAGATATTAAGTTAGCTAAAGAGTTGATTGATTCAATGTTAGAACAAAGATATCAACCAGCAACACCAACATTTTTAAATGCTGGTAGAGCGAGACGAGGGGAATTTGTATCTTGTTTCTTATTATCTACTGGAGATAGTTTAAACTCAATCAACTATGTAGAAAACACAGCTAAACAGTTATCTAAAATAGGTGGTGGAGTAGCTATTGATTTAACTAACCTAAGAGCAAGAGGAGAAAGCATTAAAGGAATCAAGGGTGTAGCAAAAGGAGTAATTCCAGTAGCTAAATCTTTAGAATTAGGTTTTGCTTATGCGGATCAATTAGGTCAAAGACCAGGAGCAGGAGCAGCTTATTTAAATATTTTCCATTATGATGTTTTAGACTTTTTAGATACTAAGAAAGTAAACGCTGATGAATCTTTAAGACTTCCAACATTAAGTACTGGATTAGTTGTTCCATCGTTCTTCTTTGAGTTAGCAAAAGAGAACAAAGATTTCTATATGTTTGGACCACATTCTATTTTAAGAGAATACGGATTAAACTTTTCTGAAATAGATATAGAGAAATATTATGATGATTTTGTGTCAAATCCTTTAATTTATAAGAGAAAATACAACGCTCGTGATTTCTTAAATCTAATTGCTCAAACACAATTACAATCTGGTTATCCATATTTAATGTTCAAAGATAATGCTAACAAAGTACACGCATTAAAAGATATTGGACAAATTAAGATTTCTAATTTATGTACAGAGATTTTCCAATTACAAGAAACTTCAATCATTAAAGATTATGAAGAAGAAGACATCATCAAAAGAGACATCTCTTGTAATTTAGGAAGTTTAAATATTACTAATGTAATGGAGTCTAAAAAAGTAAAAGATTCTATTTACACAGCAATGGATGCATTAACATTTGTATCTGATTATACAGATATTAGAAACGCACCAGGAGTAAGAAAAGCAAACAGAGAACTTCATTCAGTTGGATTAGGAGCAATGAACTTAAATGGATATTTAGCTAAAAATGGAATTGCTTACGATAGTGAGGAAGCAAAAGATTTCGCTAATGTATTCTTTATGATGATGAATTATTATACATTGAAAAAATCTATGTATATAGCAAGAGCAAGAAAAGAGAAGTTTAAAGACTTTGAGAAATCAGAGTATGCTAAAGGAACTTACTTTGACAAATATACAGAAAAAGATTACTATCCACAAACAGAGAAAGTAAAAGCTTTATTTGAAGGAATTAAGATTCCAAACAAAGAAAACTGGATGAGATTAAAATTATATGTTCAAGAAAATGGATTATATAATGCTTACAGATTAGCAATCGCACCAACACAAAGTATTTCTTATATTCAAAATGCTACTTCAAGTGTTATGCCAATTGTTGATAAAATTGAACGTAGAAGTTATGGTAATGCTGAAACATTCTATCCAATGCCATATTTAAGTCCAAAAACACAATGGTTCTATAAATCTGCATTCACAATCGACCAAATGAAAATTATTGATTTAATGAGTGTAATTCAAGAACACGTAGACCAAGGTATTTCTGTTATCTTATTTGTTAACTCAGATATCACAACAAGACAACTGGCTAAATATTATGTTTATGCTCATCACAAAGGATTAAAATCACTATATTACACAAGAAATAAATTACTTTCTGTAGAAGAATGTACTTCTTGTAGTGTTTAATAAAAAAAAGAACTCTATTAATTTAGAGTTCTTTTATATTTTTCAGATATAGAATTAAGAATTATATCAATGTCTCTTAATTCTTTATGTGGTATTATTCTTGTGAACAACATATAGTTATCTCTATTGTATGTTGTTAAGTCTCCAATTTTTTGACCTCTGATGTCTTTTTCTTTCGCATAACCAATAATATCTATGTAATCAATTTTATCGAAATCTATAGAGTTATCTTCTTCTCTACTTACGTTAGCTTTAGCACTTACATAGAAATCATATATTGTTTTCTCAACTTTGTTTTCTTTGTCTTCATTAAAGAAAATATATTTTAAATCTACTTTAAAATTATTAGCGTTCATTGATGTTTTTACATCAAAAGTTTTATTACAAATTGTGAAATCTGGTGTATCTTTCCATTGTTCATTAGAAAGAACTTCTTCTATGTCTGTTTTCATTCTTTCTATTTCATCTTCTGGTGCTGATGTTTTTTCTTTAAGTAATTTAAGGAAAGCTAACTCACCAAGTTTACCAATTTTCATATTTGTTTTCTTAGTGTTCTGTTTGCTTTCACCTTTAATTTCTGCGTGAGTTATTTTATCACTTCTGTATTTTTTTGTATTGTTTTCAGCTATTTCTTCTGCTTGTTCCATCATTTCTTCAGTTATGAAAACTCTATAGCCTTTTTCTATTTTTTCGATTTTTAGAGTATTCTTTTCTTTTGGAATAAGAACATTATGAACCTTACTTTCTTTAGAAAAATCTCGAACATTTTTACTAAAAGTTTTCTCATTTGGATATTGTTTAAAATAATCAATAATTTCTTTTTGACTAACAATTCCATAAAAAGTAGCTTTATCTAACTTATAGTAGTTTAAAAAGTTTTTAGGATGTCTTCTTTTTGTGTTTAATAAACATAAAATAATGTTTTTAGGATAATGAAAATCCTTTTCTGCTTTCAAAACTTTAAGATAACCAGAATTACTTGTTTTTATAGTGTATTCAGTTCCATTAACTTTGATTGGTAGATTTTTTTTGTTGAAAAACTCTTTTAAATCTTCTTTATTAGTTAAATATTCTTTTTTTGTTATTAGATTTAATTCTAAAACAAGATTTAAGAAAGCATATCTACATAAAATACTGTTGACTCCGTTTTTCTCGTTTTCTTGTAAACTGTTTAACATTTTATTAATGTCTATATATCTTTTTTGTTTTATTTCTTCTTGTTTAATTATTTCATAAGCATAGATTTTCATTTCTCTTGTTATTTTGCTTGTGTAATATCCAGTTTTAGTTTTTTCGATCATAATATAATTTTTCTCTTTTCTTCATTTTTTATATATTATATCATTATTTTTGTGATTTGTCAACAAAAAAAAGCAACTTAAAAGTTGCTTTTTATTTCGCATAATTTAATAGTGTAACAATATACCAAGAAGATAATGTTAGTAATGTTTCTAACTTGTTATCTTCATTGTAATCGTAAAGAATACTATGGCTATCTAATAAGTAATTGTGATATTTAGCCTCTTTAGCTTTTTTAGAGAAAGGAATCCATCTGTTTTCTTTTTCAAAGACTTCAGAGTTAACTTTAAGGTTTTCTCCTAAAGAATCTAATAGTTGTAAAGTTTCATATAAGTAATCAACATCTTTGTTTTTATCTGTATTCTTAGTGATTTCTTCTACAACGTCTAAGATAACTTCAGCTGTTGTTAGAATACCATCATATTGTTGTTTACTAAAGCTTTCAAGGTCAATTACCATATTATACAATTCATCTAAGTTGTCATCTTTATAGAATGAAATATCATTTTGTAATTCTTCAATTAATTCATATTGGTCTTTTTCTAAAGATTCAAATTTCAATTCTGTATTTTGTAATAGATTATATTCTGTAAGGTGTATATCTACTAATAATTCATTTAATTTTTCATTTGGTTGTATTGTCATTTTTTGTTTACCTTTCTTTTATTCACAAACTTTAACACAATTTTCATCAACGTTTGTAATTTGTTCTAAAACTTTATCTTTATCTTCAACTTTTTCAGCGTCTAAAGCTTTTCCACCTTCAGGAACGATAAATGGAGTAAACATAGAACCAGTTGGAGATAAATCTTTCATTTTTTGATCGTATCTTATACCACGAGAGTTTTTATCTACTAATTTTTCAAATTCACTTTGAGATTGTAGAACTTTTTTAACTGTGTTGTCATTAAGTCCAAGAACTGAACTTAAAGCTTTAAATCCATTGTGGTTGTTTTCATTTTTCCATACTTCTTTAAAACGTTTAGAATAGAAAATATCTAAGGCATCAAGAACTCTGTTTGGTTCATATTCTGCGATACCTAAAATGTAAGCAGAGTTTCTTAATGAGTAGTTAGTTGTTTGTCTATGTGCTAAGAAGTTTAATTCGTGGATTTTAACTTCTAATTCACCATTTTGAACTTTACCTTTGATGTCTTTGAACACTTTTTCGTGCATAGCAATACAATCATCACAATAAGGGTCAGAATACCAATCTAATTTTTTTCTTGTGTTTGTGAAATCTTTTTTGATACCATCTTTAGTTAACACAAAAGTTCCATCATCATTTATATTGTTGTATTTTCCAGAATGTGAAGTTTGACTAACTGTGTAAATTAAAAAGAAAGAAATTAAACATAAGAATAATGCTGTAATTACATTTCTATGTTTTTGATTGTTTTCAATAGTGTCCTTTTTAATCTCTAAAGTGTTCTTTTTATCCTCTAATGTCATCTACAAAGAACCTCCAATCATAAAAATCACGAGAATATAAGCGATTTTTTTCTTGTTCATAGAATACACCTTCGTATTCTTTTTCAGCAATAGTATTTAATGAAACTATATTTTTTTCATCCAGAACTTCTTTTAAGAACTTCCTGTTTTTTATGTCAGCAAGTAGTAAACCTTCTTTAAATAAATCTTCTTTATCATATTTAGCTTCTACTTCTGATAAGATTTTTTGAAAGTCTTTTTCTTCTAATTCAATAACTTCATATCCTGAATATTCTTCATTAGTAAAAATGAATTCATCTGTTTTATCCCAATAAGTGAAAAACAAAGGATAATCAGAATCAGAAATATCTTTAACTTCTCTGTTGAAATATAAAGATAACAAAGCTTTCTCTTGTTTGTCATTGATTTCTATTAAGACCTTGTTTTCTTTAAGTTTTTCTTTTAAATTTGACATATTAAAATACCTACTTTCTTTTTGTTCTGTTATTTTATCATAAAAAAAGAAAAAAGTCAACTATTTTTTATCTCATAAATTGCATAATTGTTCCAGCAAACATAGTTAATAAAGTTATTAGCATAACTGTAATTGTAACGTATTTTCGAACATTGTTTTTTTTCATTGATTATTTTTCTCCTTTTTAATAAAAATATCATTTTTTCTATTGCAAAAATGGAATAATAATGATATAATAAAAAAATACAAAAAAACACAGGAGGTTCTAATGAGCGTATTTAAAATTGTCTTAACAATATTAAGTTCTCTTAATTTATATTCACAAACTAATATTTCTTTTTCTACATTTAAAATAGAAAATAAACAAGAAGTAAAGAAACAAGATACAAAAAAAGAAGAAGTGAAAAAAGAAGAAAAGAAAGAGAAAACTGAGAAAAACAAAAAAGAAGAAGTAAGAAGAAATCAAGTAGAAATGGATGGTAGATATTTTAATATTTCACCAAACGTTTTAGTTGAAAACTTGTATGATTACGATGCAGTAAACAATAAAATACAAACTTATATAGATAAAGGTGGAATATCTTTAGCAGGATATAGTTTAGATACAGACGGTAAAGGTTCTTTGATTTCAGGACATAATCCTGGTATTATGGGATATTTTGCTCAAAACATTAAAAAAGGTAAAATTATAACAACATATGATAAAAATGGAAAAGCAAGAAAATATAAAGTGGTAGCATATGAAACAACACCTATTAACAATGAAGGTGCTAACTATGTAAACGATAAAATGGATGAACTTCTTGAAAGTCTTTACAGTAAAGAAGTGTTCTTATTACAATATTGCATAGAACCACTTATGTATGTGTGGAAAGCTGTTCCAGTTGAAGAATAGGAGGATTTTTGAAAAATGAAAACTTTAGTAGTTCCAGATATACATTTAAAATTATATATGATAAAAAAAATAAAAAAAATCACTAAAGAATACAATGTAGACGAAGTAATCTTTATGGGAGATTACTTTGATGACTGGGGAGAAACTTCTAATGATAATTTGTATCTTGATACTATAAAAGCAATCAAAGAATACAAAGAAGAATGTGATAAAAAAAATATAAAAACACATTTCTTAATAGGAAACCACGAGATTTCTTACATTAAAAACACTCCAATACATCATTCTAATCACTCTAATGTGATTGGTGTAGCAATTCGTGATTTTCTAAAAGAAATGAAGCCTACAGTAGCTTACAAATCTCAAGGATGGCTTTTTTCTCACGCAGGTATATTAAAAGATAAAAAATGGTATTATTTACCTTTTACAGAATATAATTTAAAACAAATAAAAGAATTAGATAAAGATAATTCTCCTTTATGGTTGCGTAGTTTTGAAATAGATGTAAAAGGAAAACAGATAGTAGGTCATACTCCAGTAAAACGTCTTTATCGAAATAATGATTGGTTGTATGTAGATACTTGGAGTACTTATTCTGACAAAAGTCGATATGGAGATCAAAGTCTTATTATTGTTGAGGATGGAAAAATTGTGAAAGTAGGTGATTGATATAGAGTTTTATAAACAATTAATTATAGAAATAATAATTGGATTACTATTTTATATTATAGCTAATTACATATTTAATTATTTTTTAGATAAAAACAAAAAGATAACTTTAGTTTTCTTGTATAACATAATTAAACTGTTATATGTTGTAGGTTTTGTTTTTTATATATTGAAACAATTCCCTATTTTTAATGATTTTTCAAAAACATTTTTAGCTACATCTACTATTATTGTAGCAGCAATAGGGTTTGCTTTACAAAGTAGTTTGAAAAATATTATTGCTGGAACATTATTGTCTTATTCTAAAACTTTTCAAATTGGAGATAGAATAAGAATATTAAGTAAAAATATTACTGGATATATTGAAGATATAACTTTAAGACACACAGTTGTTAGAACATTTACTAATGAACGAGTGATTATTCCCAATTCTGTATTAGCAGACGAAATTGTAGTAAATAATTATTTAGAAGAATTGGAAACAAGTTATCCTTTAGTTTTTACTATATATCCTTATGATGATATAGATAAAGCTATAGAAATTATAAAAGATGTAATAAAAGAAAATGAACAAACAATCAGAAAAGAAGAAATAGAAGTTCTTTGTTCAGATATATCTTTAGAAGGAGTTTCTTTAAAAGTTTTTATTTGGACAAAATATATTGAAGAAAACTTTAAGGTAGCTTCTGATGTAAGATTATCTATTTTGAAACAATTTAAAGAAAACAATATTCAAATATCCTTTAATAAGGGATATTCTTTCAAAGAAAGGAATTAGTAAATGAACAGATATATTTCAATTGAAAACAATGTTAGCAAGGAAATCTTAATAGGATTAGCGATAATTACTTTAGTAGCTGCTATTGTAAGTATATTTATATTATTTAAAAACAAAGGAAAGATTACTTTTAATTTTGCTTTCTTTGTAGTTTTCACTCTTGTATTCTCTGTTTTTACACAAGTGATTACATTTAGTGATAAACCTTCTAAAGATACAGTAGAGCTAACGAAAGATAGTACTCATTTAATATTAACTAACAAATTAAACAAACAAAAAGTAGTAAAAATAAAAACAGGAACATTTAAAAAAGTTTCTATTGTTTTATTAGAAAATGAAGTTAAAAAGATTCCTATAGAGAAAGAAGAAGGATGGACATTTGACGTTAAATACAATAATGAAAACATAACAATAGATAAAGATAAAATAAATGAATTCATAACAAAAAAAGCAACTAATCAATAGTTGCTTTTTATTTTTTAATATTTTAAAGGTATTCTTCGATTATTAAGAGAACTATTAAGATCCATCATTTTATAATTTTTCAAAGCTTGTTTAGTGTCTTCTTTAGAGAGAGATAACTTGTTTTCTAAAATGTTTTCTAAATCTTTCAAATCCATATTGTATTTAATTTTTAAATCTGGATTAGAAGTTAATATGTTTTTAACTTTAGTAGGAGTCCATCCTTTCACTCCTTGAATGTCATCAGAAGGATCACCTCTTAGCATTTTAACTAACAGTAAGTTATCTTCGGTAACATCATATTTATTAAGACTATATATAGTTTTACAAGCATCTGTGAAATATTCAGTATCAAAAATTAAATATTTATCAATTTTTTCTAAGTCTGGATAAGAGTATGCGTTTTGCTTCCAATATAAGAGAACTGTATTGTTGTTAACTAAAGGTAGCAAGTCAGCATCATTACAAGCTATAAAGGTTTGATTTCCTTCTTTTTTACTTTTTTGAAGTAAAGCGTATACTATATCGTCAGCTTCATAATCTGGAACTTTAAATACATTTTCTTTGTATTTGTCTACTAAAGTTTTTTCAAATCTTTCTCTTAATTCATAGAAGACATCACTTTTTTCTCTGTTTTCTCTTTTTTTCTTATATCCAGTATTGTCTTCTTCGTATAAATCTAAGAAAAATTCTTTTTTTGATGGTACAGGTGAATCTATAGCAAAGAAAGTTTCATCTATTTTTAATGTATCTTGAATTTTTTTAATAGATTTAAATAATTTGTTAAGAGCATAGTCTATATCCCATAAACCTTTCTCAACTACTCCACTATATCTATATATTAGATGTGAAGAATCTATTATAAGTGTTTTTTTCATTTTGTTTGTCCTTTCTTTTTTTATAGTATTATTATTCCATAAAAATGAAAAAATATTTTATTTTTCGTTTGCTCAGAATCGATTTCAAATTTTCGATGTTGATATATCAACGTTTGTAGCACCTGAAAAATCGTCAAATTTGACAAAAAATGCTATTCACGTATAGTAGTCGAGACTTAACGTAAAAATCGCTCAGAATCGATTTATTTGATTTTTTCAACAATTGATATTTATAAAAAATAATAATATTTACAACATAAAAAATATTATTTTTTTAAAAAAAACTATTACATAAAAAATGTTATAATATATATAAAGGAGTGAAAAAAATGAGTAAAAAATATCACATAGGAAAAGATGGAACTCCAAAAGTTTGTACAGCTAAAGGTGAATGTAAGCTTGGCGGAGAACACTTTAATAATTTAGAAGAAGCTCAAAAATATGCTGATAAAAAGAACAAAGAAAAAGTAGAAAAAACATTTACTTCTGTTATGAACAATAAAGACAGCATAGCTTACAAAGTAAATGAGGCTTCTGATGTAAACAATCCAGGATTTGATAATGAAACTTTTTTATCTTCTGCTTATGCTGAAAAAATGGGACTAAACAATGCTTTAGTTATTAATGTAGCAGAAAATGGAAGAATTGAAACAAAAACTATAGGGAAACAAGAGTTAACAGAGGAACAAAAAAAAGCTATAATTAAGAAAACAACAAATACGTTATCAGATTACTATATAGATAAACATAACACTTTAATTGCTGACAGAAGTAAGTTGGTAAAAGTTGTTTACTATAATCCAGACAAAACAAAAGTTGTTGTTCAAACAGGAGCACCAAATGTTTTAGATGCTGCAGTAGTTGAATTAGATAACAAAGAGGTTTCTTTAATGGAAATCAAGAAAGGAGCCGAAGCTTCGAAATCTCAATATGGACAAAGATCTTTAACAGTAAATGATAAAGGAACTTTTGTTAAGAAATCAATGCAAGGAATACCTAAGTCTTTAAGAGAGAAACTTGAACAAGAACACATAGATGAATATGTAGGGAAAGATAAAGTTATCGATGTAGATGAAAAAGCAAGCTTAGAGTACTTTGTTTCCGAATATAAAAAAGCAGGTGCGTCTGAAATAGTTTTTACAAATGCACACGGGGAACCAGTTTTTATATCTTTAAAAGATAAAAATCCAGTTAAAAAATTACAAGAAAACGGGGCTACTGCTTATATATCAATAAGGACAAACAAAAACTCCAGAAAAATTGATAAGGATGGAATTAAAAGATTAAATAACAATAAAAAACTCTTTAAAAATAATGTTTCAAATAAAGATAGCTTTAAGTTATCTGATGTAAACAAATCTGAAATAGGATTTTCAGCAGGATATATCAAAATGGGAGAGTTTCGCATAGAAAAAATTAATGGAGTCGATATAAAAGGAAAATATTCAAAAGAAAATCTTCCTGATAATCTGGAAATCAAAAAAGAAGAACTGAGAACAATGACCCCACAGATAACTGGAAATATTAGGTTCAGAAAAAATAAAAAATAAAAAACTTTTTTTGAAAAAACTATTGACTCAAAAAAACAAAAATGTTATAATAATTCTATAGGGAACAAATATTGTTTATATTTTATATTAGATGAAAACTCTTTAAAAGTTGATATTTGAAGTACAAGGGAACAAACCAGTTTTTCAAATATTAACGGGGAAAAATTATGAAAAATAAAAGTTAATTCTAAAGAAAAACTTGAAATAAAAAAATAAAAAACTTTTTTTATAGAAAAAAAGAAAGCAGGTAAAAAGTAATGAAAAACATATATTACGCATTATTAAGAGACGGACTTGTTCACGAGATAGCAGAAACATATCTGTATGAATATCTTGAAGAAGTCGCACAGAAACTTGAATACGATTATGTGTTAGATGAAGTGAATGAACCTTTAAAAGTTAATTCATATTATAGATTTAAGAAAGACTATTATAATGGAGTAAATTACAATTATTTCTTAATCTTAGAAAGAGAAAATGGTGAATTAGTACCAGATTCAGTAAGAATTGTAGATTTAGAAGGTCTAAAAGAATTAACTGAAAGTGTATTTGGTTCTATAGAAGACACTAAGAAAACAAGTGAAGAATATACTTTTATTCCACCAATTGCACATTTTAAAAACAAAAAAACTTTAACAGATATTGACAGAAAAGAATTAGTTAGAGTTAATAAAAACTACATCAATCAATTAAAAGGCGAACAAGCAGCTAACTATCAAGATTTAGAGGAGTTAGAAGAAGTGTTTATTCCTAAAGTGAAAGGGAACAATAGAAGTAAACATTTTAGAAAACTTGAAGAGAAAAAAATTGATGTAGATTATAAACGTTATAAAAATAAACGAAATAAAAAACGAAACAATAAATACAAACAAGAAGTAGAAAATAAAGATGAATTCGAAGAATAAGTCTTTTCTATTAGAATAAATAAAAAAAGCAACTTATTAGGAAACTTTTAAGTTGCTTTTTGAATAAAAAATGGAATAATAAATATATAGGTAAAATAATTTTTGAAAAAAATTAAAAAATATGTTATAATAAAATAAAGAAAGGAAAAAAACTATTTAACATGAAGAAGAAAAAAGATAAAAAAAATATAGCAAGGATGGTCTTGGGTGCTGTTTTGTCTGTATTATTAATATTAGTTGTTATTCTTATTGGAAAAGGTGTATATGACTCTAAAGAAGAAAAGAATAAAACAGTAGAAACAAAAGAACAAGTAGAAATAAAAGAAACAAAAGAAGAAATAGCTAAGAAAATGGAGGAAATCTTAAAAGAGTTCGAAAAAGATCCAAAACCAGATTCTAAGAGAAGTATAGATGACAGAGTGTATACTTTAGATAAGTCAGAGAACAAAGTAGAAGATGTTGTTTCAGATAAAGCGTTAAGTATGGTTCATTTTGCTGATGCTTTCCAAACAGATGACAGAGGAAAAAGATTAACAACACAAACAATGTTAGCTTTAATTAGTGTTATTAAAGAACAATCTTCTGATAAAGAATTAAAAGTAAGAACGCCTATTTTAGATAGTATATATTTAGATAAGAAAACTGGGACAGCTTATGTTCCTATGCAAGTTTATACAGGACAAAGTTCTTTCTTAGCTTTTGAGATGCAAAAAGTAGACAATGAATGGAAATTAAATCCTTATTCTATTGTTAATCAAATTCAATTAAGTAATCAAGTTTCTGAATACGCAAAAGGAGAAAAACAAAGTGGAAAACAATAGTTTTACAAAAGAATTATATAACGAATTAATAGAACAAGAAAAAGAATGTGAATATACTTCACAAGCAGCAGCTTTATTTTATATGTTAAGAGGAGACAATGTGTTCTTATCTGGTCCAGCAGGTTCAGGTAAGTCATATGTTGTTAGAAAATATATTGACATTTTAAAAAGAGTAAAAGAATATTCTGATATAAAAGAAGACATTAGAGCAATTTCTGAAATAGCAATCACTTCGACAACTGGATTGTCTGCTTTAAATTTGTCAGATAATGCTAAAACTATACATAGTTGGACTGGAATGAACATAGACAAAACTCCATTTAAACAAAAAGAAGAGTATATAAATTCTAAAAATGCTTCTTATATTGAGAAAAAACTATGGTATGCTGCTTTAAAAAGGGGAAGAGAAACAAGAGTTTTAATTGTTGATGAGATATCAATGTTGACAGATGTTCAATTAGATTATATTTATAATTTGGTTAAATATAATAAAAATTTCCAATTAATTATGTCAGGAGATTTCAATCAGTTACCTCCAGTAAAAGGAGAATATTGTTTTGGAACAGAAGCTTGGGAAAAATTTGAGTTTACTCATTGTTATCTTGATAAAGTATATAGAACTTCTGATGCTGAATTAAAGGAAATATTAGATAAAATTATATCTAACAAGGGAGAAGAAGTTGATTTATCTAACATACAAACAGTATCTCCTGATGATTTAGATGATATTGATTTTCCTATTTTAAAATCTACAAATAGAGAAGTAACTGCAATAAATACAAGAAGACAAAAAAATAATCCAAATGATACACATATATTTAGAATAAAATATCCAAATTCAAAAATATATAATAAAGAGTTTATAGAGAGATCAAGAAAATATGCAAAAACACAAAATGTTGAAGAAGAATTAAAATTAAAAGTAGATGATATAGTAATGATAACTATGAATGATACTTCTAAGGCAACTTGGTGTTATCCACTTACAGAAGAATCTCCTGTATTAAGAAATGGTATGATTGGTAGAATTTATAAAATATCTTCAGGCGGTATATTTTTTGAATATAAAGATAGAAAAAAAAATATAACATATAAATACAGAATAGAAGAGCAATATCATTATGAAGAAGTAATAATTAAAAACAAAAAAGATGAGAATGGAGAAACTTATCAAGAAAAAGAAGTTGTATCATTTTTCTATCAATATCCTATAAAGTTAGCTTATGCTATCTCTATTCACAAATCACAAGGACAAACTTATTCAGAAGTAGCTTGCGATTTAACAAGATGTTGGGCTCCTAATTTAGGATATGTTGCGTTAAGTCGAGCTGAATCAATAGAAGGTATACGATTAATAAAACGTAAATATGTAGAAAACTCATATGATAGTAGAGCTTTTGAGATTAACGAGAAATCTCTTCAGTTTACACAAGATATTTTAAACTTAGCTAAAAAAGGAAAAGAAGAATTATCTCAAATAACAGAAAATGATTTTATTAATTTAATTGAATATAACTTAAAATAAAGGAGGTGCTTTTTAAATGATTAAAAAAATATTAGACTTACCAGCATATAGATTTGCTATAGCGATTGGTAGTGTGCTTTTTATCATTTTAAGCTTATATGCGGGAAGTACAATGTATGCTAAATTTTTATATTCTTTTATAGGTTTAGTAGCATTACAGATGGCTCTTGGTGAAATAACAAGCTATTACTTTAAAAACTTTTATCAGATTGTAGGAATATTTGTTTTTGTTAGTTTTGTTACCACAGATATTGATATTAGAATACCTGGTACTTTAAATATATTATTTGGATTATCTTTAGCTGTTGATACTATGTATCTGTTCTTTTCTTATAACGAGGGTAAAGAATATAAGAAGTTTAGTAGATTTACATTTGGAACAACTTTGTCAGTTCTTTATGCGTTTAGTATATGGATTTTATCTTTTGTATTATTAGATAATAAAGTATCATTAATAATATATAGTGTTAGTGTATTTGTTTTATTAACTATATACAATTCAGGTGTTATAAATAAAATAAGAAAGAAAGTGAAAAAGAAAAATGACAACAAAGAACAATAACTATGTTAGTTTACACAATCATTCAGACCATAGTGTTTTAGATAGCACTATATTAATAAAAGATTTAGTAAATAGAGCTGTTGAATTAGATATGAAAGCAGTAGCATTAACAGATAATGGAACAGGTTCTGGTTTATACGAGTTTATAACAGAATGTAATAAAAAAGGTATTAAACCAATTCCAGGAGTAGAGTTTTATGTTGCTCCATATAGTGCGAAAGATAAAAACAGACATAAATTTGGAGATAATATTATAGATGTTGAAAAAGGTTATTATACAAGATTAACTGTTTTAGCATATAACAATACTGGATTAAAACACTTATTTGAATTAATTGGAGAAAGTTATCATATTGATAACTATTGTGACAAACCAAGAATAGATTTAGAAATGTTATTTAAAAAACATGAAGGATTAATAGTTTTAGCTAACTCAGTTAATAGTGAGTTAGCTATAAGAGCTGTGAATAATCAAGTAGAAAAAGCAAAAGAATACGTTTCAAGAATGAAAGCAGTATTTAAGGATAATTTTTATATAGAATTGATTGTTTACCAAGATGACAAAGAAAAAGAAACAGCTAAGAAACTAATAAAATTAGGTAAAAGTATGGATGTAGAATTAGTATCTACAAATGATGTTCATATATTATATCCAAATGAACAAAATATTTATGAATATGTTTTAGCAATTGGAAGTAAAACAACGTTAAAAGACAGAGGACGTAGTAATGGTGGATTTAGACCAGACGTTAATCATAATCAAATGTATTTAAAATCTTATGAAGAAATGATACTAAAACATCCAAGAGAGTTTGTAGATAAAACAAATGAAATAGCTGACAAAGTTAATGTTTCTTTAGAATATAATTCACATTTAAAACCAGTAATTGATGTTCCAGAAGGATATACAGCAGAAAGTTATCTAAGAAAACTTATAGAAGATGGCTTTGAAAGAAAACGTAGTAATCTTAGCAAAGAAATACAAGAAGAAAGTAGAAGAAGAATTGAATATGAATTCGAAGTTCTATTAAGTAATGACTTTATTTCTTATTTCTTAGTAGTTCAAGATTTTATTAACTGGGGCAAATCACAAAATATAGGATTTGGTGTAGGACGAGGAAGTGTAGGTGGAAGTGAAATAGCATTTTTAACTGGTATTTCAAATACAGACCCTATAAGATATGATTTACTGTTTGAAAGATTCTTATCTCCTGGACGTGGTTCTATTTGTGAGATTGAATATGAAGATGGAACTAAAGAAACAATTATGATTTCAGAAAAGAAAAAAATGTTAGATGGAACATATAAGTATATCCATCAGTTAGAAGCTGGTGATGAAATAGTAGGTGAATAAATGAGTATAAAAAAAATAAAAAAAGTGGCTATAATTAAACCTGGAGCAGCCCCTGACGTTGATACAGATATTGCTCCATCTGGACGAGATAAAGTTATTGATTATGTAGTTGATAAGTATGGAGCAGACAAGGTATCTAATATTATAACTTTTGGTAAAATGAAAACAAAAGAGTCCTTGAAAGCAATAGGAAAAGTAAAAGGTGTTAGCTTTCAAGAAATGAACAAAATAACACAAATGCTTCCTGGTCCTATAGATGGGAAAGAGTGTACTGTAGCTGACATTAGAGAAAACGGAGCAAGACACGATGAAGCAAAAGATTTATATGCTAAAGTAATGAGTAATAAATTATTGTCAGAAGTTTTCGATGATTCAGAACGTATTTTAAATAGAATTAGAGCAGAAGGTGTACACGCTTGCTTTGTTGGTGATACTTTAGTTTTAACAGACAAAGGATATAAAAAGATTAAGGATATTCAGAAAGAAGACAAAGTGTTAACTCATAAAAATGATTACAAAACAGTAGTTGACACAATTATAACAAAAAATGATAAAGGATATGAATTGTATTCTGCTAATGGTCCTAAAATATTAGGAACATACAATCATCCTTTTTATGTTTTATCAGACAGAACATTAACTCCACAATGGAAAACTTTAGAGGAGATTTATAATTCTTTTAATAATCAAGAAAGATTATATTTAGGAACTCCTATTAATAACAATTCTATCTTGCCTGACTTTGGAATAGAAGAATTAAAACAAGAGATGACTTGGTTTGTTATCGGTCAATATACAGCAGGAAATAACAAATTAGTTAATAATAGAAAATATGAAGATTTTTTAATTCCTTTTGATGGATATGTTATTCCAGAGTTTGTTGTTGATTTACCTATTCCTCATTTAACAGAGTTTTTAGAGGGATATATTTCTCATTCTAAAGTGTACTCTGATGATGAAAAAATTGGTTTTGTTGCTCATAAAAAAGAAACTGTATTAAACTTATGTAGAATTGTAAATAAAGTATACAAAACTAACTTAAATGTTTACTACTTATCTCACAGAAAAAAATATATTTGTTCTTTCTCAGATGACAATATTTGTATAGAGAAATACAATCATTTATGGACACCTGTATTCAATATAAGAGAACAAGAAATCGAAGAAGACACTTATAATTTAACTGTTATAGATGATAGTTCTTATGTAGCAAATAATTTAACAGTTCATAATTGTGGTGTTATTATATCTTCAGAACCTTTAACTAATACAATTCCAACACAAGTAAGACAAGAAGATAACACAGTGGTTACTCAATGGGATTATCCAAGTTGTGAAGCCTTAGGATTAATCAAAATGGATTTCTTAGGTTTAGATACTATTGACATTATTGATAACACAGTTAAAAACATTGAAGAAACAACTGGAGAAAAAATAGATATAGAAAAACTTCAATTAGGTGATTTAAACGATTCTAAAACATTTAAGCTATTCCAAGATGGTAAAACTTCTTCTATTTTCCAATTTTCAGGAGAAGGAGTTCAAGCATTATTAAGAGATATGAAACCAACTGTTTTTGATGACTTAGCTGCCACAACAGCTTTATATAGACCTGGTCCTATGGGTATGGGATCTCATATTAGATACTCTAAAAGAAAAAACGATTTAGAAGCAAAGATTCCTGTTCATAAAGATTTCTCTAAAACAGTTGTAGAAGAAATCCTTGAACCAACACACGGATTAATTGTTTATCAAGAATCGGTATTAAGGATTGCTACAATGGCTGCGGGATTTACATCAGTAGAAGCGGATAGCTTAAGGAAAGCAATTGGTAAAAAGAAAATGGATTTAATGCGTTCTATGAAACCAAAGTTCATAAATGGTATTTTAACTAATCTTAAAGTATCAGAAGCCGCTGCTAATTTACTATGGGACACAATTGAAGAACAAGGTAAATATTCTTTCAATAAATCTCACAGTATTTCTTACGCCTTAAATGCTTATACTTCTGGATATTTAAAAGCTAATTATCCTAAAGAATATATGGCTTCAATTTTAGAGCAAAGTGTTAACGCAAGAGATAAGCATTTAGAATATTTATTAGATACTAAAAAAATGGGATTAAAAATTAATGGTATTGATATAAATAAATCTTTTGATAAAATTAAGGCTTTAAAGAAAAATAAAGAAAACATTGACATCCAATATGGATTCAATTCTATTAAAGGTATTACAAAAGAAACTTTACACGAAATTATAGAAAAAAGAAAAAAAGATGAGTTTAAAGATATTATTGACTTTATGTTAAGAGTTGATATAAAAGATAGCCAATTAAAACTATTGGCTTTAACAGGTGCTTTTGATTGCTTTGGTATCTCAAGAAGAAGTGTATATGAAAACAGTCAAAAACTAATTGATGCAAGTAAAATAGATAAAAAAACAAGTTCTGTAGGATTGTTCTCTATGGTTGCTCCAACAACTAACTCTTTAAAAAACATTAAGCTTACAGAACAAGAATATGATTTTATTGACAAAGCAAGAAAAGAAGCTGACTTATTAGGAACTTTCATTAGTATAAATCCTTTAGATAATATTAAGAGAAAAGGTGCTGATATAGATTTACTACAAGAAAACTTAGATGGTAAATCAGGTATTGTAGTTTTCAGTTCTATTAAAGAAAAATCTGGTAAAAACTTCTCTATCTTTAATGTTGTAGCAGATTCAAGAAAAAATAATAATAATTTTAGATTAGGATATGTTGTAACTCAAGGAATTAGAAAACAAAGATTACTAAATGCTACTCGACAATTAACTCAAGAAGAAGAAGACTTAGTGAATAATGATTCAATTGAATGTTATGATGAGTTAAAAACAAATACTCCTTATGAAGTTGAGTTTAAGAAAAATAAATATGATGATAGCGTACAAATATCTCATATTAAAGAATTAGTATTAAATGAAGACGGAGCTTGTGTAATAGAAATGGAATTGAATATTCCAATTAATGAAGAAGAATTAAAACAAATTCTTAAAAAATTAGAATCTGCAGTAAGTAAAAAAGATGACATTAAAGGTGATACAGAACTTGTAATAACTGGTGTTGTAGGAAAAGAAAAAGAAGTATTTAAAACAGGTATAAAACTTAAAAACTATTCAACAACATATGTCTATTTACATAGTATAGCAATGAATAAAAAAGGACAAAGATTTTTATTATTTAAAGACGATAAATAGATATTTTTTAAAAAAACGAAAGGAAGTATTTTAGAAAAATGCCGATACCAAAAAGAAAACTTCCAAGTATTCCTTTAGAAGAACCAAAAATCAATAATTATTCTTTGAAAGAAGAAGATGACGTTGATACTCTATTAGACCCTGAAGAAGGGTCTATAGAGATAACTGATGAAGATTTAGGAAATACTTTGGAAGATGAGTATACACAAGATAGCTATGAAGATTCTGATTTCTATATGCCAGAAGATATAAATACTTATGTTCCTGAGTTTGATATGAATCAGTATTCATCATTTGAAGAAAATAACTATTCTTATACACCTCCAGTAGAAGAAAATATTTCAGTTCATAAAAAAGAACCTCAAATTACACCACCACCTCCACCATTACCAGAGAAAAAAGAAAAACCAAGTAAAAAGAAAGTTAACTTTAAGAAACCAGATTTTAACTTTAAAGCAAATCCTCTGTTGATTAAAGCTGGTGGAATAATTATAGGTGTTCTAATTGTAATGTTTGTTGTTTCTTATTTTATGGGAGATACAAAGAGTAGTAGTTCTTCTTCAAGTAATGAAAGTGCTAAAACAAATGAGTTGCCAGAGATTACAAAAGTAGCTATTGAAAATGACGAGTTAATAGCAGTATTAGGAAAAGCAAAAGCAGATTATTCTAATGTTGTTGTTTCTGGATCGGTAAGAATGCCAGAGGGTATATCTTCTTGCTCAAGTGATCCTATGGATATTAAAAAATCAGAAAAAGCAAAAGTTAAATTATCTTGTGAAACTGGCTCTGTTGATTCTAATTTTAAATATAAAGATTATTTATTAGAAGCTACAGAAGTTAAGTAAAAAGATATTAATTTTATATAATAAAAAGAAAGGATTATTTAGAATGACAAATAATATAAAATTAGCATTATATTCTGATAATGCTTATAATGAATTACAAAACAAATTTAAACAATGTGGTTTCCCATCTGATGTAGAAAACTTTATAACAATGTTTAATATGAAAATGCTAAGTGCTACAAATCCTGTTGTCAAAGAGTTAGCAACAGCAATCACAAGAACATATAAAAACGTTGATTTATTCAATAATCAACTTATTGTTAAAAATGAAACTGAAATCGCAGTTGAAAACATTGTATATCTTGTAGAACAATGGAAACTTGTGTCAGCTTTAAAACGTATTGCTAACGAACTTTTAGATTTAGAATATGATGATACAACAAGAATTGTATTCTTATTTGATAAACCAGGAGTTCCATTTATTGAACAAGAAACTTTAGAAGAAGATGGATCTTTACAATTAAGTTATGTTAAAGTTCCAGGAGTTGAAAAAGTAGTCTCTAAAAATGAAGATGTTGTTAAAAATCTAATAATTGGACGTAATATGCAATTAGAGAAAACAGAAATTGATGGAAATACTGTTGAAATCTGTGCTATCAAAATGGAAGATGTTATAGATATTGATGATTCATTCTTATTAGAGATTGAAAATACTGTTGTGAATAGAACAACTAAACCAGAAAACAATGTCTACTAAAACAGAACTTAGAAAAACAAAAGAGTGGTTATATTTTTATGACTTGAATAAAGCAGAAGAACATATTTACGGTAAAACTAAATATAAAGAATATATAGATTCTCTTGTTTTATCTAAAAAAATAGACCAATCAAATCTTATTCGTTCATATGAAGAATATATTTCAGAAAAAGATAAACCAAAAAGAAAACAACGTAGAAAAAAAAGAAGAAGCAAAAGAAGATAACTTCTTCTTTTTTTCTTTGGTGACTTTTAAAGATATTTCTTATAAAAAAGAAAGGGGTTTTTAAATATGAGTAAGAAATATCATGTTGGGAAAGACGGCCAAGTTCGTGAATGCACAGCAAAAAAACAATGTCCATATGGTGGTCCAGAATCTCATTTTGAAACATTTGAAGCGGCTCAACAATATGCTGATGAAATAAATAAGAAGCAAGCTGAAGAAAACAAACAAGAAGACAACGAAACAAATGAAGATAAAGCTAAAAAACCTTTAAATAGAACTGGAACTATGTATGATAACCCTGGTAAAAAAGAACATTATGAGTTATCAGTAGAAAAACAAATAAATAATATTCTTAAAAAAGTTAACAATGCTCGCAAAAATATAGAGAAAAAAGAAAAAATATTTAAAAGACCAGAATATCGAGGTAAAAGTAGAGAAGAGATAATTAGAGAAGAATTAAGTAAATCAGGTTATAGTCATGATATACATAGATTGAATTATCAAGAAAATGGTTTAAAAACTCTTAAAATGCATCGAACTCAAGTTGAACATTTCTCTCAAAATGTTAAAGTAGAAGAAGTTTCATATTCAAGAAAATCATCTTCAACTTATGTAGCAATCAAAAAAGCTAACTATAAGAAAGCTGTAGAATACTTTAAATCTCAAGGATATAATTTCCAAACTAATCCAGAAATAGATAAATTAAAATCTAATGAAAAAGTAGAAATAAGATTTTCTAATCATAAACCATCTAAGTACTATGCTGATAAAGATAAAGATGAAAGCAATTTATGGCAATACACTAAATCAGATGTCTTAGTTGACTATCAAGATAAACAAATGAAAGTTAAAGGAAGTTCTAATATATTAGCTACTAATAAAAATATTAACACTTATAGAGGAGAAGTTGTAGGCAGACACAACGTAGCTGATTTTACCAAAAAAATACTAAGAAGTAAGCCTAATGTTAGCAATAGAACAGAAATTGAAGAAGATATTAAAACTTTAAAATATTCTTTAGGTTTTTCTCATTCTATGGAGGAAAAAACGGATATTAGAACAGCAATAGAAAAAAGACAGTCGATACTGAAAGACATCAAAAAGAATACACCATCTAAAACTAAAAAGAAAAAACAACAACGTCATTATAGAGGTCGATAACAGAAAAGTTTTCATAAAAAAAGTACACTTTAGAAGTGTACTCTTTTTTTTGTCTGAAAAAATGGTTTTTAAAAAATATTTTCGTTTGCTCAGAATCGATTTTAAATTTTCGATGTTGATATATCAACGTTTGTAGCACCTGAAAATTCGTCAAATTTGACAAAAAATGCTTCTTACGTATAGTAGTCGAGCCCTAACGTAAAAATCGCTCAGAATCGATTTATTTGATTTTTTTAAAATAAAAAAACATCTTAAATAAAGATGTTTTAATTAGGATAATTCAATAGAGAAAACAAAGCGATAGCTATTTCGTTTTCAATAAAGAAATCAATATCATTATTGATAGAGATATGGAATGTTTTATTATTTGTTACTGAAGAATGATGTGCTACTTCTATGGAATAGTTATCTCTTGTAGTTAACCTTTCATTATTGTTTTTATATAGTGAATATAAATCTTCAATGAAAATATTGATTCCATTTTCTTGTTGTTGCTTGAATTTGTGATATTTTTTCTTTTTTGTATAGAAATCTGTTTCTTCAACATAAATAGTGTCTTTATTTTCGTTGATAGCAATTTCTATAAAATAGAAAGGAGGAACAGATATATATGTGTTTTTATATTCTCTGTTATCTTCATATTCTTTTTTAGTTATAGGTGTCATATTCTTTCAATCCCCTCACTCTCTCTTTTTAAATAATTTTCAATGCTATCTGTAAAACTATAGATAAAATGATTTCTTTCTTCACCTAATTCTTTTATATCTTTTGTGTCGAAGAATAAAATAGATAATCCATCTTTAGAAATAGAATATGCTACATCGTGGTATTCTTCACTATATAATCTTTTATTGAACATAAAATCAAACTCTTTAGATAACTCTTTGTAATCTATTTGTTTACTTTCTTTGTCTTCATATTCAAGAAACATATATCCGTGATCAAGTCCTTCTGGGTCATACCAACAAATACTATTATTGTTTTCTAAATCTGTAAAGAAAGATAACACGTAAATACAATGTGGATAATCAGAAGTTAACTTTTTGATTTCAGTTGCTTTCATATTCTCTTTAATTATCCAGTTTTCGTTATTATTAGATACTGCATCAGTAAGATTTTTATATTTTTCGTTTTTGTCTGCTCTTTTGTAAAAACTAAAAGCAAACTCTTTGTTCTCTTTTAAGATTTCATCTATTTTGTTCAAGAAGAAATCAATGTTATGTTCAAAATCACCCTCAACAGTTAAATAGTCATCTACAAAAGAAATCAATAAATCTTTTTTCTTTCTTACTATGTCTTTGTTAGCAAAGTTTACTTCACTTTTATTTAAAAAAGCAATTTCAAAATAATCTTTATTTACATTATTCTGTAAGAAGTCTACAAGTTTGCTTTTGTTGTCTTCTGTTATTGAAAAAACAGCAAATACTTTTTTATTTTCATCTGTTAATTTTGCTATCATTTTTTAAATCCTTTCTTATTTTTTATATATATTTATTATATCATATTTTTTATTTAATATCAAGTTATATTGTTTGCTTTTTCTATGAAATAGTGATATAATATATATATGTCCAAAACTTTTAAAAAACAAAATAAGGAGATGATTTTATTAAGTTATTTAACAAAGTAGTTTTAGTTAATTTAAGTTTAAGTTCTTTTTTAGTTGGAAATGCGTTTGCTGTAGATAGCAATATTACAAAAGAAAATCACGATAAGTTAGATAAAGGTTCTCTTGTTGTAAATGAAGTAGATAAAACTAAAAATAAACTTGTTGATAAGATTCAAGAAGTGAAAACAGATGTTTTCAAGCAAAAAGAAAAAATCAAAAAAGAACAAGAAATAGCTAAACAAAAAGAAGAAAAAAGAAAAAAAGAACAGAAAGAAAAAGAAGAACGTGATAAACGTCTAAAAGAAAAACTGAAAGATTCATATATTGAAGGTTCTGGAAGTTCTGTAGAAGCTTTCAAGAAAATAGTAGATGAATATAAAATAGATGCAGAAGATGTAGATAAATGGGCTTTCATAATCAACAAAGAAAGCGGTTGGAACTTTAGAGCAACAAATCCATCTTCTGGAGCGTATGGTCTTCCTCAATCTCTACCAGGAAGCAAAATGAGTGCTTTTGGAGACGATTGGGAAACAAATCCGTATACTCAACTTAAATGGATGTTGGACTATATGAATAGTAGATACGGATCTATTGATAAAGCTTACAAGTTTTGGAATGAAAACCACTGGTACTAAAAAAAGACAGATACAATCAAGTATCTGTCTTTTTTATATAGTAAGTAAGTTTTTTTGAGAAATTACGAGGAACGGATTTGAACCGCCGCCTCTGGCGAATGAGATCAGAAACTACCATTATTCTACCTCGATACTATAAACCTACTAAAATCTAACGAAATCAACAAAATCTATATTACTTTCTTACATCTTTATTTTAAATAATTTCTAATGAAATTAAACAGTCTTTCGCAACCCATTAAACTTAAAAACAAATAAATCTGTAATCTTATTTAATGGGACGAACCTACTTGAGACCTCTGATGTGGGGTGGTACCGCAACCCAAGCTCTAAAACAATCTATTTATAGTGTAGGATAT